GCTCGTCCTCGACTGAGGCGTCCAGTTCGAGACCCGAGGCGTCCGGCAGATCGGTAGTGAACTGAGCCGGCATTATTGGTCCTCCCTCGCAGTGGTGTGTTCAGTGTATGTCTCAACGGTGGTGCCGTAGAGCATCCCATCGAGTAGTTCGGTCGTCTGGGTAGACTGCGTCTCCCCCTCGCCGACCGGTGCGACGTCGCTCCCGTCCTGTGAGTAGCTGCCGCTGTCATCCTCGCGGAGCAGCAGCCGGTAGCCGTCGGCGTTGTTCGAGGGGTCAGTCCACGAGATCGTGGCGTGACGGCCGTCGACGGACTCAACCGCCAGGTTCTCAACCGGCGGGAGGTTCGTGATGGCCGTTTTCGTAGACGTGTTGTCAAAGAAGTACGTGCCGCCAGTCCCACGACGGTATTGCTGGATGGTGGTCCGAGCAAACGCCTCATATTGCTCGCCGTCCAGTAACCCATCTCGAGTCTCGCTTGTCTGGTCTGCAGGGAGATCGTCGTGATGGTCCCATGTATCGCTGCCCGTCGCCCTGAACTTCGTCTCCTGCTTCGAGGGGAAGGCGGCGTTGTTCGTCCACGAGAGTGTTATCTCGCGATCCGTCGAGGCGTCGAGCGCAAGGTCTGATGGCGCAGCAGGCTGTGTGTACTCGTGGAGGAGATCACTGACGACGATACGGTCGACGAGGAAGTAGTCACCTCCACCACTCCCATCGATGTGTGCCCGGACAGCCATCGACGAGGACACACGGTCGGACGGGATGATGCCGGTGACCGTGACCCAGCCCTGTTTGTTGTACTCCCACCCGAACAGCGGCGATACCGGCTCCCATCCGCTGGCGTCGTTGCGGTCTATGACTTCGAGAGTTCCGTCCTCTGTCGCGCTATCCATGCTCCCGGCGGCGACAACGGCCCGGACGATCAGGTCAGTGTCACTCGTCGAGCCGTCGAAGTTCGGTGTTGCGATGTACTCGTTGGTGTCGAGCCGCAGGTAGTTGCCACCGGTTTCGGGCCCGTCGATACCAGCATCGCCGTTCGCGCCGCTCTGTACCTGCGGGTCGCCGTTCGTATCGCTGCTCCACGCGGAGAGGTCGCCGGACGAGAGGTCGTCCTCAAAGTAGACGTTACCCTGGCTCCCGTAGTCGGCGTAGATCCACACGCTTTCTGACCCATTAGGCGCCACGGTCCTGAGACGCCACTGGTACCGGGCGTTCTCTTCCATGAACGCGTGGTCGGTGATGTTGAAGTTCTCGCCGGTGTCTCCGGGCGCACCACGGTTCGCCTGCGTCCACGCCCCGTACCCGCTGCCGGTATCCTTCCGGTGCTGGATCTCCCGGCCGTTCTCGATGTCGGACTGTATCGTCCAGTTGATTGTGACGCTGCCTCCGCCCGGCCGACTCACGCTCGGGTTGTGCGGCGGGATCGGCGTCGTGTAGACGGTCCCCGACGTCGACCAGTCGCTGATAGCCCCCGAGTCGGATTCTGCTCTCACCCGGAACTTGAACGACGAGTCGACGCCAACCTGCGATTCGTAGCTGTTATCGCTATCCGGACCGTAGGATGCCGATGTGCTGTTCGCACCGGGTGTTGTCGGTCCGCCGGGGGGATCCACATATCCGGACGAGTCTCGGTTGATCTGGACGTGATAGTTGTCTTCTCCACCCGTATTATCGTTCCATTCGACCGTGATCTGATCGTCGGCATCGACCGTCGCTGTAACTCCATCCGGCGCCGTCAGATCCGTCACCGCGCTCGCTTCGGGTGAAGGGTCAGACTCGCCAACCGAACTGTAAGCGACGATGATATAGTAGTAATCTTCACCCTCCGCCAGCCCCGTGTCCGTATACGAAGTCGTATCGGCGGCGAGATCTGCGATCTGCGTATCGCTCGTTGTTACACCCGAATCGGTGCTACGGTAGATCCGATATCCCTCTTCATCAGCAACATCGTCCCACGACAGATCGATGGAGTCAGTACCCGACGGCGTGGCAGAGAAGTTTGGCGGTGTCTCCGGGACCGATCCCAGTTGTAGTACAATCTCACCGTTGCCGGTGTATCCACCGCCCACCGTTGATTCGTTTACGGTGTAACTGCTGGCGGCTGTATATCCGCCGTCTCCTCCATCTTCACCACTGGAACCCCCGAAGTCTTGTTCTACGCCCCCGTCTCCGCCATCCCCGCCGTTTCCGGGACCATCTTGGGCGTCTTCACCGTCATTAACACCTAAACCGCCAACACCACCACCAGCACCACCCCCTCCGCCACCACCTTCATCACCGGAGTCGTAACCCCCTCCTCCCCCTCCTCCCCCACCAGCAGCGGCCTTATCGCTACCAACGTCAATGGCGGTAGATCCTGCGCCGTTACCACCCACGAGATCGCCGAATGATCCAGAGCCGCCTTGTCCACCATCGTCAAGTCCCCACATCGTTCCGTTGCCGCCACCGACCCAGACCGTCATAGAGTCGATGCCGGTAAGATCGGCTTCGACCTCGGCGTATCCACCTATGCCCCCATCACCGCCGGGTTCGGTGCCACCATCTTCACCGGCTTCCCCACCTGCCCCGTAGAGATCGGCGATGACCTTGTCGTAGTCGGATGTATCTACCGTCTCGCTCGATCCCGTGTATGTGTATGTCTGCTCCGGCATTTATCGACGCACCTCCTGTCGGCTGACGAGTCCCTTCGTCTCACCCGTCGCCACGACCGTCGATGCCGCGATCGGGTCGAGCCAGTCGAGCAGCCCCTGCGGGATGGGCTCGCCGTCGTCGGCCTGCGGGTTATCAAAGAGGACAGCGTCGGCGCCGCGCGTCACGATCGCGTCGAGCGCGAACAGCTCGGTGCCATCCGAGAACGTCAGCTGGGCCTCGGCGCTGACCATCCCGATCGACGTGAGGTCGACGTCGAACAGCGACCACGACGAGTCGTTCGTGAGTGAGATCGCACTCCAGACCTCGTTGGTCGCGTCCCACTCCTCGGCCGAGATCGTGCCGGCGGGCTCGTCGAGCTTGAGGCGGAGGACGCCCGTGTCCAGGACGATCGAGTCGGCAAAGTCGTGCTGGCGGCGCGAGACGACCATCCACTGCCGGTTGCCATCGGCGTCCGTTTTTGAGCCGTTCCCACGAGTATCGTACACGCGCAGCCCGCCGCGATAGTCGTCGGCGTACGGGATCTCATAGATGAGCGTCGGGTTGCTGGCGCCGACCGCGTTCTCGCCATCGGCCAGATCGTAGACGTCGACGTCGCCGAACTCGGTCGGCCGCGTCGACACCGGCGACGCCGGCGCTTTCGCTCCCGTCTCCTCGTTGTGCCACTGGGCCTTGTTCGCCAGGGCTGGCAGCGTCACCATCGCGGCTGTGCTGTTGCCCCATTGCTCGGCGTGGTCGACCTGCGACTGCGAGGTCGTCAGCGCCCGCCAGTCGGAGTTCCGCGTCCCGGCGTGCCGGACCGTCCCGCTGATCTGTTGGACACGCTTCTCTGCTGTGTTTGCCCGCGAGAAGCTACCCTCCTCGAGGACGTAGTAGCCGTCCTCCGGACTGCCGCCATCGGGGGCGCAGTAGACGACTTTGCTGATCCCCGGCGCGCCGAAAAGTTCCTCGATCTCCGAGGCGACCATCTCCGCGTGGGTGCCTCTGATGGAGGCTTCGAGCCGCCGCTGGCCGGGGTCGAGGGACAGCGCCTCGACGGACGAGCCGCCGCTGTTGAGGATGCCCTGGGCGGCGATGTTCGTCGTCGACGTCGCCTCCGAGCTACGCTGGCTGTCGGCCGAGACACGGACGTGGTGGAGTCGCTTGCTGGGCATGTTATCGGTCCTCCTGGCCGCCGCTGTCGAGCGCCTGGTCCAGCGAGATGGTCTCGATCCACGTCACCGAGCCGTCGAAGACGCTGGACTCCTCGGGCGAGTTGAAAACGATGTTTGGGTTCTCGGGGATGACCTGCAGCGGCCCGTACCGCGTGCTGCTGTCGCTACTGTACTCCCCGAACTCCAGCGTCGCCGGGTTCTTGCTGTCGATCGTCGCCGTCTGCAGGTAGCGGTCGAACACAGCCATCTGCGCGTGGACGTCCTCGCCGGTCGCGTCTGCCGGGGTCCCGCCGGCGCCAGTGTTGCCCCACTGGTGGGGCGATCCGGTATAGCCCTGGTAGTCGATCGAGATCGCGTGGATGCCGCCACCGATATCAAGCGAGAGTTCCTGCCGGAGCCCCTCGCCGTCGATTTCCTGGTCGGTGAGGTCGCCGTACCACTCGAGGATCGTTGACGCGATCACCGATGTCGTCCCCTCTGACTGGAAAAACTCCTGCGTCCGCGTTTCGATCTCGACGACGACGTCTGAGGGGAACACGAACGTCCCGGTGACGGTTTCGCCGGCGATCTGTGCGTTCGGGATCGTCACCTGCGGCTTCGTCCACGTCATCTCTGGAGCCCCCGTTCGAGTTTCTCGATGCGGCGCTTCAGGTCACGGAGGTCACCATCGAGCTTCCGCTCGAGGCTCGATAGGTCGACGTTGTACGTCGGCTTGTGTTCGACCTTCGTGTCCCCGCCCGTCCGGTCCCGGGCCTGGTTCATTTTGGTGGAGTTGTTTGTCCCACCCGAGGACCCGGGCTGGTTGTTGTCATCCTTCATCCAGTCCGGGTCGCTTTCTTTCGTCCAGCTGTCGTCCTCCGGAGGTCCTGTGGGGATGTCCACCTCGGGCGCCGTGTTAGCGTACGCTTCGTCTATGTCGTTCGAGTCCAGACCGGGCGTTGTCGAGTAGCCATCGAGGTTCGTCGACGACGGACGATCTGTATCACCGTACACATCGGGATACTGCCGGTCTGGGTTTCCGTGAGCGACGTCGCTGACGGAATCCTCGCCCTTGTCGGGGCGGTCGACATGGCCGACAATCCGATCAGCGATGTCGATTTTCCCGTCGACGAGTGCATCGATTGCCACAGTCCCGACTAATGCCGTAAGGGCGACACCCCCGACTATCGCAGCCAGTGGCGCACCTGCAACCAGAGCAGCGATCGAACTTCCCGCAACAAGCGATGAGATGGACGTCCCAGTAACGAACGATGCGATAGATGCCCCTCCAGCGATGAACGCCCCCAGGCCAACACCTGTCTCGATGAGTTCCGGGAGCGGCACAGGCCCAGCGATGAGGTCGCCGAGGCTGTTGAGCGGGTTGATGATGTCCGACAGTGTGGCCTTACCCTCGATGAGGTTCTTGGCTATCAAGCCCCCGGTGATGAGTGTCGACACCGCAAGGCCCGACTTGACGAGAACTCCAGCCGAGACCTTAGTGACCAACGAACCGAGGCTCACCGGTGTAATCAGTGACGTGAGACTGGTTCCGGCCATCATACTCGCGACGCTGCCGAGGCCGAGGAGGCTTGACACGCCCCCGCCCCCACCTCCGCCGTTTGCCTCTCCTCGTTCAGTTGCCTCAAGAAGCCCCGAAAGGAGCGTATTCCGCTCCTTATCGAGTCCGACCGTGTCCTCAAGCGCTCCCGATACGCCGGAGAGCTTCGTTCCGATGGCTGTTGTCGCTGTGGTTGCCACACCGCTCCCGGATTGACCGCCAACGCCGGCTGTCGTTGAGCTATCTACCTCTTGAGTGATGCTGATGTCGCTGAGTTCCCGCTCAAGTTGTCGGGAGGCACTTTTCACCGACGAGTCCGAGAAGGACAGCTCTGCTTCAGTACTAAACTCTGTCATGATGATCTCTCTTGCGCTGTGTCAAGAACTGAAAACCGCCGCTGTTCCGGCCGCGCTATTCGTCGACGTCCGTTCGGTCTGTTGTGTCTGGGGCTGCTCTTTCCGCGAAATCCTCGGTAATCGAATCGTTCAGCGCGATAACACTGACGATCACTAGAGCCAGCCCACCGAGCAGCGTCACGTAGAGACCTGACCCTGCTGTCACGGTCGACTCTGCGAGCTGCCGCTGTGCTTCTGGCCCCTCGTAGCCGAAGATGAACGGGTCCACGATGTAGACAGCTGCTAACGTCGAAACGAGGACGCCGACGCCGAATACAAGACCCTGTATTTTCTCACGCCACTCCGCGAACGCGAGTGCGAAAATCACTCCGAATCCAAGCGGCGCCGTGTACAGGCCGTCGTGGGAAAACCCCGCCTCGGTCGCCGTCGTCCCCAGAACTGAAACTTCAAACCAGGGTAGAAACGCACCGAAGATGATAGCAGCAGCGCCGACCAGGCCAACCTGCTGCTCTGTCGAGAGCTCATCAAGTGACATACTAACAGATCGGTTTGGGGATATGTTAAAACTGCTGCCAAGGTGGCTATTTATTTCCTCGCCGAGTGAACAGTTCGCTGGCGGCGAGTTCGATCAACTCCAAGTCGCGGATGGAACATTCACGAGCCTCTCGCGGCGAGATACCGCAAACGCCGGCGATACCGATGAGCAGGTCGGCCCGAGCACCTACTGAGAGCTCTCGTTGATCTCTTCGTAGAGCGCTCTGTAGTTTGTCTCTCCGTTTCCCCCCACGCCAGTGAGTGCGTCGATCCTGTCCTGCGCCCACTTGAGGAACGCAACCGGGAGGTCCGAGATCGTTGCGACGCGCTCGTCCTCGCCCATGCTGTCGTCGACGTACGGCGCATCGACAGTGCCCTTGGCGACCTGGTAGACGCGGACAGCACCAGCGCCACCACCGTGCTCGCCGACGTCGTCCTCGAGGGCGCCGAATTCGCCGCCGGTCAGCCCGCCGAACGTAACGGCGTCGACGTCGGCGTCCCACATGGGAGCGTACTCGGCGTCGAACGCCTCGTCGCGAGCCCAGCGGACGCCCTGCAGATGCGTCTCCACTTGGGCCCGTTCGGTCTCGAAGCGCTGTCGGATGTCGCTGTTGTCGACGTCGTTGAGGACGTCGTTGATCTCGTCGAGCTTGTCCTCGAGACGCTGCTCCTCCTCGTCGAAGTTGTAGGTTTCCGTGCGTAGAGGCATCGTGATCAGGCGATTGTGACGCCGCCAGTGACGTTGAACTGGGTCGAGTCGGTCGTGTCTGTGTCTCCGTCCGTGATCAGGTCGTTCCAGCCGTGCGTGGTCGGCTTGAGCTTCGGCAGTTGATACGCCGATACGGACGCCCCGTCGACGGCGACGTCGAACGAGCCAGACACGCTGTCCATCCGGGCCGCGGTCGTCGTCGCACCGGTGCCGCCGTAGGCGAGTTCGGTTCTCGAAGGGCCGGAGAAGATCGCGTCGGCAGTGAGCTCCGTTTCGGGCTTCGCGAGGACTGCGTCGACGGCGATGTGATCTGCGCCGCGCTGGAGCCGGCTGATGTTGCTGATCGACAGCTCGGCCGACTGGAGTTTCACCACTTCGGTGCCGTCGATCGTGAGCGTGACGCCGTGGAACATCGCCGACGTGCCGTCGGTGACGCTGTTGATCGACGACGGTGTGATCGACGTGCCGAGTTCCTCGTCGGCGTAGGCCATCGTCAAGCTGTACGAGATCGGCTCGCCCTGCTCGTAGCTGACCGTGTAGTCGAGCGGGATGCAGCCCTTGAGCTCGCGCTCGGCCGTTCCATCGAGGTAGTCGATCCCCGCGTAGACGCGCCCGGATGCCGCTCGTCCAGGCGTGAATCCGGTGCCGCCGTCGTTGAAGACGAGGTCCTCGACGTCGCCGTGGACGTCCGAGGAGATCACGGCCTCAACGGCGAACGCGCCCTCGAGGTTGCCAGCGACTGACTCGACGTACTCGGCCTGGTCGGCCTCGCTCAGGTTCTGCAGCGCCCGGTCGAGTTCGAGCTCGGTCACCGTGGGGTCCCGGCCGAACTTCCAGTAGTCCGGGTTGCTGTCGGAGTCCGCGTCGACCAGCGAGCCCATGAACGTCTGTTCTTTCCCGAACGCGAGAGACGCCGCTCCCGCGCCCGTCATGCTGTGCCTCCGTCAGTGTTATCGTATCGAATCATGGTTGTCTCACTCTCAGGGTAGGGATGCGTAGCCGATCAGGCGGACGTCCCAGTCGCGTCGGAAGTAGTCCATGTTCTCCTCGCTCAGATCAGTCTCGTTTTCGACGACCAGGGTGTGGTACGCGACCGAGCCAATGTCGTTGCCCCCGACGTCGTCGACAGTTGGGTAGGACCGCTCGACATCGAGCGCGTGCTGGGCGTAGCGTACCAGCCGTTCGAAGTCGGTCGTAGAGTCGACATGCCCATACTCAGCAGCAGTGAGCGCTTCCAACCGACACGAGATCGTCGTCTCGACGCGCTTGTCGTACTCCGCCCCGACCAGTTCGGACGTCCTATCGGCGAGTGATGCGCCGATCGCTGACCACCGCTTGAGCTCAAGTGACCGCTTGCGCTGGCCCGTCTCGAGGATCTCCGGTTCGTCGCGGTTGATCCGTGCCAACACTGGATCCCCGTCGCCGTCCGCCGGCCAGCTGTCTGGCCAGTTCACCTTGACGGTCTCAAGTACCCACGTCACTTCGTCCTGAACCATCGCTTAGCTCACCTCCTGTCGAAGCCAGTTGATACCGGCCTGGACGAACCGCGACTCCGGGAGTCCGGAGACATCGACCTCCGGGAGGAACGCCGTCCCATCAGGGAACATCTCCTTCAGGTGCGGATACTCATCGCCGTCGAATCGGAAGACAAGGACGGGATCTCCTTCGATGGTGTGGTCGCTGGTCCCGTTGTTGTAGAACGCGGCCACCTCGTGCTCCCAGCGCCAGGATACCTCCAGCTCGGTGTCTGACCGAGAGATTTCGACGCCGGCGAACGAGTCGATGATCGGCTCGGCGTCGTAGTCGTTTCGGGAGGCGTAGCTGCGGAGCGTTCCGTGCGAGACACGCATCGCTTGGTAGACGAGGGATCGAGTGTTGCCGACCAGCTCGGCTTCGGCCTCGTCAAGCACTGGCGACGGGCCCTCAATCGAGAACGATACGCGGGCGTCAGTTTCCGCCATCGTTGTCCTCCGTGTCGCTGCCCTGCAGATCCTGCGCTGTCTCGAGGGCGTCGTCCATCGTTCGCTTGCCAAACACGCGGTAGGCGCCGCCGATCACGATCGCCAGCACGACGAGTTGCCAGAGCGCCCCCAGCGACTCGCCTGTCCACTCGCCGTGCGCCCACAGCCCGACGACCGCCAGGATCACGATGGCGCCCACGACGGACGCCAGCGCGCGGTAGGGGCGGGCCGGTTTGATCGGCATCACGGCACCTCCGCGTCGGGCTCAAGGAGCTTCCGAGCACGCTCTTTCATCTCGTCGGCCTTCGACTCGATGTTGTAGATGGTCGCGTTCTCGGGGATCTCGATGCTCGCCTCTTCGACGAACTCGGCGCCGGCGAAGTTCGCGACCGCCCTGCGGACGGTCCGCGGGATGCCCTCGTGGCCGTAGTCCCAGTCCGGGTACACAGCCTTCGACAGGCTGGCGATCTCGTCATCAAGCGAGTGGACGTTGATGTAGAGCTCGCTGATGCCGTCGTTGTTGACACGGCCCCAGTAGTCCTCGCCGCGATGCTCGACGCCAACGCCGCCGGCGTAGTCGTCGCTGGCCACCCAGTCGTCGAACCCGCCGTCGGCGTTGATGACGTTGAGTTCGTTGATCGCGTCGACATCCTTCCGATCGAGGCGGATCCGCGTATACGCCGGGATGCTGTCGTCGGCCGGCGGTTCGAGCGCCTCGGACGAGCCAACCGAGATGCGGATCTCCTGTTTGAGCTCCCGCCGCTCGTGGCGCCGGCGTTCGTACGCCGGCCCGGACTCAAGTAGCGCGTCGCTGTTCTGCCGACGGTGGTGGCGATCGCGTTCGCTGGCGCCGTGAACCATCGCCCCGTGACGAGGGAGATCCTCTTCGTCGTGTCGCGTCTTCGGACTCGTCGGGATGTCGATTGCGTCGGCCTCGTCCAGGATGTCAGCGCCGTCGGGGGCGTACCAGTGGCGCTTGTAGGTCCGCTCGAGCCACTGACTCTGAGACATGACCGCATCGATCGCGATCTGTTTGTCCTGCTCGATGTCGCCCGGGAGCGATGCTGATCGCAACGCTCGCCGGAGATCCTCGAGCGTGCAGTAGCCTACTGGAGCCATGGAGAGTTACCCTCCGCCGGCCATCAGCGTGATCGTTGCCTGGTCACCGGCGGTGCCGGTCCCGCTCGAACACCGGACGCGCACCTCGACGTCGCCCGTCTCGTAGACATCGTCGTAGTCAGCGCTACCGGTCAGCTCATCGTCGACGTTCTGGATCCACTCGCCACCGCGTCGACGGGCGTCCCACTGGTAGTCCGCAGCGGCGTCGCCCCGGATGTGCAGCGAGGCGATCGATGCACCGAGCATCCGGATCGAGGCGGATCCGCCGGCAGTCTCGATGTCGATCGTCTTCTCGGCGACCTGTGGCGATTCAGGCATGCGTTAGCCCTCCCTCTTGAGCGTGTACGCCGTGCCCTTCGGGATGAACACTTCAAGGCGCGTGTTGTCCGGGCCGTCGGTGACAGTGATTCGCTCACCATTCTCGGTGCTCTCTGTTGTGACCGCCTCAGGATCCGTCTCGAACGTCTCCGTTCTGGCAAGATCTGTGTCGTAGATACAGACGGTGAACTCCTGAACCATCGGTTAGCCCTCCAGTTCGTCCAGCCGGTCGTCAATCGCGTCCAGGGCGCCGGTGCGGTTCTTGTCGGCCGTCTCGAGCTCCTTGATCGCGTCGAGCTCTTCGACGTTGTCGACGTCCTGAACGAGCTCGGTGATCTCATCGTTCGTCTGCTCGCTGGGATCGAACGCGACCGCGTCGCGGACCGTCTCGATGCCGTTCTCGAACGACTCGGCGTCGGCGGCCAGGAACTCGGACGGCTCCGGAAGTTCCTCGACGTCATTGTCGCCAGCGCCAGCCTCGCCCTCATCGTCATCGCCGGCGTCCTCGGTGTCGTCGACGGGCTCGAACTCGGCGTCCGTGACCTCGATCCGCTCGAAGTCGCCGCGCTCGTCGCAGAGGTACGCGGCCATCTCGTCGTCGACGCCAGCGCGATCGCCGACCGTGAAGCGCCGCTCCAGCGGGCGGACGTAGACTCGCCCGCCCTGGACCTTCTCAACTGTCGGCATGATCAGGCGCTCCCGGTGGCGACCACGACCCAGCCCGATGCCGTGCCGTCGATGTTCAGGACGGTCGCCGTAGCGCCCTGTGTGGTGATGTTGCTCGGTCCGGTGCCGACGAAGTCCGCATCCGCGAACGACAGCGTCGGTGTGTTCGCGCCGCCGTCGTGGACGACCGTGACCTCCCGGCCCTCCGCAGCGGCGGTCGAGAGGTCGACCGTGTTCGTCCCGTCGGCCGTGACGATGTGGACGTCGGTGTCCTCGGAGACGACCGTGTCGGCGCCGTTCGCGGGCGCGTCGGTCGCGACGTTGCCGCGGGCGCCGTCGGCGAGCGCGAGCCCGCGCTCGTAGCGGTCGCGGATCTCCGCGTTGGTGGTGGGTCCTGCCATCAGTTGTCGACCTCCTCACCGTCGATGTAGATGTCGACTGGTTCCTCTTCCGGGATGCGGTACTCGGTTCCCTGTGCCTGGATCACGACCGCGTCGTCGGCGTCGTGGCTGTGATAGACATCGGCGAGCGGCTCGTCGTCGTGGTCATCGGGTGTGCCCCGATAGACCGTTGTGCGCGTCATGTCAGATCACCACGTTAGGCCGCGGGGTCCTCGATGTTCGTGACCAGCGCGCCCGCCTGGAGGGACTTGATCTGGAAGTCGAACTGCCCTTCGAGCCAGTTGCGCGAGTGCAGCGCGTTCTCGTTGACCTTGTCGGAGTTGGTCGTCTGGTCGAGTTCCATCTCGCGGAACAGGCCGTACGCCAGGTTCTCCGGATCGGTGAGCATGGCGTAGCCGTTCGGCCAGCCGTTGACGCCGATGATGTCGTACTCGAAGGGCGTGACGTCGCCGTCGCCCATGAGGACGGCAGCGCCGCCGACGTCCTCGCGCTCGGTCAGGTCGTAGTTGTACTGCTGAACCTGGTCTGGACTGCACAGCCAGACGACGTCGTCGGGGTCGCGGAAGCGCGGGTCCAGCGCCTGGACGCCGTCGTTGAACATCTTCGTGTCGATGGGGGCGCCGCCCATGCCGACTTCGGGCATCGAGTCGACATCGCCCGCTGCGGTGTCCTCGAGACCGATACGGTCCGAGTTGCTGTCCTTGCCCTCAGCGACGGCGATCCAGCCGTTCCAGGTGGAGTCGAGATCCGACGCGCCGGCGCCGGCGTAGGCCTCGAGGTTGCCGTTGGTGGCGTTGGCCCGCATGCCGATCAGGCCGATGTCGTTCGCCCAGCGCTGGATGAACTCGTCGATGATGTACTGCCCGAACTCGTCGTTCTCGTAGTGGGTGTTCTTCAGCGCGTCGCGGTTGGGCTCGACGAGGATGTAGTACTGCTTGTCGGTAGTGTTGAACTTCACCTCGCCGGACTCGGCGTCGGAGCCCTGGGTCCGGTTGCCCTCCTCGTCGCGCGTGTTGCCCGAAAGCATCGGGACGCCGAACCGGGGGACGTCCATTTCGAGGCGGTCGAGCGGCATCACGTCGGCCATGCCAAGGATCTCGATCTCCTCCTGCGTCCGGGTGAGGAACTCCTCGAACGTCTCGGGGTCGAGCTGGTAGCCGTCCAGCTCCGCCAGGCCGATGTCCTTCTGCGTGCCGTGCAGGGCGTCGCGGTTCTGCTGTCGTGCCGGGGAAAGAGAGTTGGGACTCATCTGTTGACCTCGTTAGTTGAGCATCTTGCCGAGCTGGTCGAGGCTGCCGTCCTCGCCGCCCTCGTCGGTGCCTGCGTCGCGTTCGAGCTGCGTCGAGACGCCGGACTGCTGGGAGATCGTGTCCAGGCGGTCCTCGACCTCGTCGACGCGTTCCGCCTTCTCGTTGAGCCGCTCGATCGCATCGGCGACGCCGATGTCCGATTCCTCGTCGACGCCGAGTGCGGCCTTTGCCGCGTCCTCGCGGACCTCGTAGGTCTCGCCGTCGATCTCGATTTCCGCAGTCTTCGCCTCTGGGCCGGAGAACGTCTCGGTGAGGTTCTCGACCGCCTGCGTCAGGTCGCTGATCTGTTCTGCGTTCTGTTCGGCGAGGCTTTTGTCGTTCTCGTCGTCGGGAGTGTCGTCACTCATGTCTGTGGTGTCTGAGTCAGTGTCGTCATCCGGCGTATCGCCGCCGGCGTCGTCGTTGGATGGCGATTCGTTACTGGCCGAAGCTGCCTTCCGATGGACTCGCTGGGCCATGTTGGCCAGCTGGTCTGTGGGACTGTCGACCGTCCCAAGCGACTCGATCACGTTGTTGGTCGCTTGTTCAAGGTCATCGATGCTCCCGTAGATAGAGACGTGCGGGTCGTCGAGCGGGTCCGGGAACGCCTCCCGGCGCCAGTCGACATACACGTCATGTTCTGGGAAGTTGACGCCCATCCCGAGTAGATCGCCGTCGTAGTCCGTGTCGTCGTTATCCGAAGCCACGACGCGGAACACGTCAACGCCAACGGTGTCATCTTTGGTGACGGACTTCGCGTTGCTGACCTCGTCGTCTTCGTCGTCTTCGCCGTCCTCCTCATCGTCGTCGACGTCGAGGTCATCGGGATCGTCGCCCCACGTGCGGCCGTCGTGCTCGGAGAGGTCGAAGTCGACGTCGTCGCGGTCGGTGAACCGCTCGATGCCGTGCTCGATGCCGGCGTCTTCGAGGACGTCCGCCGCCGAGTCGATCGTCGCGAACAGCGAGTGCTGGTTTGCGGTCGACAGAGTGCGCCCCTCCTTCGCGGCGCCGTCCGCATCCTCGGGGGACTTCGATGCGCCCGCCCCGTCATCGGTGCCGAACGTCGGGTCCGGGTTGGCGGTAGGCCCTGCCGCGGCCTCGGAGTCGCCACCGGTCAGTGCCGAGAGGAACGCCTTCCCGGCCCGGTGGAGCGTCGACTGCTTGCCGGGCAGGTCCGAGCCATCGACGCCGACGGCCTCGTTAAGGACATCCCAGAGCTGCTGGGCATCGGCCTCGGAGTGGCCGCGCTCCTGGGCCTCCTCCAGGAACCCATCCGGATCGCCGAGGTAGTCGCCGAGGCGCTTCTCGGTGTCGGCCTTCGTCTCGAGGATCTGGGCGTCGGGCACCGCGGGGATGTCGACCGCCGAGACCTCGCGGATGGTCGCACTGACGAGCTCCCAGACGTGGGGGTTCTCACCGAGATCGTCTGGCGCGTCGACGTCGTCGACGGCGTCGTCGTCCAGTTCGTACGGGCCATCCCAGTGGACGTCGATCGCCCCGATGGAGTAGCCCGCGAGGACGTCGTCAGCGATGAGCTCCCAGAGGCTGTTTTCGTTGATGCGCCATTTCTGGACCCACGCGCCGGCGTCGACGGTCTCGCCGCCGATCTCCTCGCTCTCGTCGAGGACTTCGTTGCGCTCGAGGTCCATCCAGTCGTCGGGGAAGACGGCGTGCATGATGCCGCCGCCCGCCTCGCCGGCCTCGACGAACGTCTCGAACTGGTCGGCGAACCCTCGGATGGTCTCCTCACGAGCGAAGTCGTGCTGGAGGTCCGCCTTGTCGGGGACCATCACGATGCCAGCGGCGACCTGCTCGTCGTCGTCCTTCGTGACGAACTCGACGTCCTTGCGGAACTGCTCGCCGCCGGCCTTCGTTACGGGCGGCATGGGTCAGTCCTCCTCAGACAGCGCGTTCCTGAGAAAGCCGGTCACGCGGTCGTCGGGATCGCCGTCTTCGATCGCGTGGACGGCCCGCTGAACGTAGTCGCGTTCTTCAGGAGTCATCTGTCAGCCCTCCGCATCGTCCTCGTCTTCGTCGTCGGCGCGGTCGGAGTCGGCGTCGGCGTCCTTCGTTTTGTCAAGCTTGTTGGCTCGACCGGTCGAGAGGACGCCTCGCTTCTCGCCGCGCTCCTTGTTTTTCTTTCGTGTCATCGTGGTCGTAAAGTCGCTTCAGCCCGGTCGAACCTCACACAGGGGAGTCGGGTCGCTCCCTGGATCATCGGTCGGTTGCTCTGCCAGTACGAGATCAGTCGCTACGCCAGTCGCCCAGCATGGCGACTGTCTTCCCGATCACGTATGGGGCACCCACTGAGACGGCGATCACCGCAGCCTCAACGGGGTCGGTGACCAGTGCGCTGATGAAGGCTGCCACGATGACCAGCACCCCGAACACGATCGCGCCGACGATGTACGCCCGGGGCGCGCTCTTGCGAGCGGCGTCGGTGATGGCAGCGATAGTGCCGTTCATAGAGTCACCGGAGTTTGTTGAGCAGTCGCTGGGCAAGCGATTGCGCTGAGTTGCCGCCCTCATCGTCGCCGGTGTCGAGTCCGGCTTCGTCGTAGACGTCCTCTGCGTCGACATCGCCCAACCACGAGTCCTGATCAGAGGGTATTTCGACCATCGTTACGCCTCCGCCGATTCGGTGTAGATGTCAGTCATGTCTCCATCGTCTGATGTGTAGATATCGTCCGGGCTGTACGTCTCCGACCCGTCTTTGCCGACGATGAGTTCGTTCTCTTCCTCGGCCAGGCCGGGCGTCGTGTGCGACGAGCCCCATACTTCATCGACAGGGATCTCGGTCTGGATGATAACACCATCCTCCTCGCCCTCATCCGCGAACTGCTCGGCATGAGCTGGGAATGTCGACCACGACTCGAGCGTCCGATGCTCGATGTCGATATCTTCGCCGTTTTCTGCGACTTCCTGAATCTGCTCCGCGAACTCTCCACTGACGCCACGCGCCACCGGGACAGTCTCGCCGAACGTCTCTCTGAGAATCTCTCTCGTGACTGCAACGCTATCACCGATGGCCGTAACAGGGTCGTCTCCCTCGGCTGCTGGGAGAGGGTCGCCGACAGTATCCGGGTCGGCAGTGGCATCGTCAGGAATGTTGTCGTTGCCTGTCGTGTCGATCGCTGCGCCCCACAACTCTGCCGTGTTATCGTTGAGGAGTGACCCGTCTTGTTCGGCGCGCCAAGCATCAAAGGACTGTGCAGCCTCGTGTTGTTCAGGTCCATAGGCCGGGTTGACGACGTAGTCGTCGTTCAGTGCCCCTTCGGATGCTTCCCTGACCGCAGAGGTTTCTGTGGAGAGTGCATCCTGGACGACCTGCGCCGATTCGACTTCCTGGTCGCCGACATCAATTGTTTCTGTTTGATGGATGTACGCGGATTCGGCAACCACACGCTCCCCGCTTTCGTCGAGGTTGTCGACATGTTCTCTCGCTGCCGCCAGTGCATCACCCACGGTTGCGCCCTCGGCGACGGCGTCCTCAACAGCGCTCTGTAACTGCTCCCGGGCTTCGTCGCTGCCATTCCACGAGTCAGGAGCACCATCTTGGATCGCTTCCGACCCGGGTGTGTTGTCGCCATCAGGTGAGCAGTATAGTCCACCACGCGGCCCCTCATGGACTGTCCCGTCGCACTCGCTCTCGTCATCGATGTGGGTGGCGTCGTCGGGGACTCCTGATGGAGTCTTCTGCCGCTCGCTAAAATCCCGGCCGCCCGCTGATCGCGCCGCCAAGAGTGAGATGTCGTCCGGGACGTCCTCGGCATCCGGCATCGGCCCTTCCGGGAGCCGGCCGTGGAAATTGGTGATCTCAACATACTCGTAGTCCAGCCGGATGTTGTCGTAGTGATAGCTACCGTGACTACTCGCGTTCGCCAGTGCCGACCACTCCGTCGCCGGGACGTCAACGTAGGCGTACAGCGACGACTGGCCTTCGTCGCGCTGGAACGACAGGTAGAGCTCGTTCGTCTCAAAGTCGAACAGCCCATCATCCAAATTCGAGCTGTCGAACTCCATCTGCTCGATCGAGTCCTTTGAAACGAGATCGGCCTCGACGGCAGCCCACTCGCGTTCGGCGATCTTGTTGTCTGGCGGCGGGAGCTGGTTCTCGATGGGAGGTTGATCTGGCCCCTCCCCAGGGGCGCCCTGGGCCTCCCGCCCCACGTTCGCGACGAGTGTGTCGCCGTCGATCTCGTGGTCCTCGGGGAGTGGGTCCTCGCCAACCATCTCGAGGGCGCGATTCACCGGGACGGCGCCCCTGACGGCCTGGATCTTCCGGCGGGCAACGGCGGCGTCCTCCTTGGGTTGGTCGGCGCCGCGCAGCTCGAACTCGATCGTCCAGTCACGGATCCCAAACGCCTTCTGGTGGAGGATCTGGTAGAGCCGTGCAGCGAACTTGTGCTGCTCGGGCTGGATCACCTCCAGGGCGAAGTCCCGATCCTGTTGGTCGGAGTTCGAGTAGTTTGCCGACTCGGTGATCCCGATCTTGACTGGCGGGACCTCTAGCACTTTCGCGATCTCGTGCTCGTTCTTCTCCCGGAACTGCCGGAAGTCCATCTCCTCGCTGATGCCCTGGCCCAGCGGCTCGATCGAGATCTCGGCGTCGGTGCCGTCCTCGGTCTGGAGGTCTTTCTTGTCGAGGAACTTCTCGACCTCCAGCACGACGGCGCGATGGGACTCCGCACGGAGCCCGTTGAGCATCTGCCGCAGGTCCTCGCGGGACTCTTCGGAGAGCTCGCCGCCAGTCACCTTGACGACCATCCGAGGGATCGTGTCGTTATCGAAGAAGTCGCGGTTGTAGTCCTTGGCCGCTTCGTCGGCCGTGATCGTCCGGATGGCGCTCACCCAGTCCGGGATGCCGTAGTCGTCGGCCAGCGGGGACGGGTTGGTGACGAAGATTAGCTCGTTGGCTGGATCGTGCTCGAGCTTTTCTGCCGACCCGGTGACGACGTCGCCAGTCTCCTGGTCGACGAAGATGGGCTCCCGCTTGTCGTCCTCGCTGCGCCCACGCCAGCGGTCGCCGGCCTCGCCGAAGTACCGGCGCCGGCCGTCGCGGATCTGGACGTAGCCCCTACTCGCAAACTCCGCCCCATCGGCGTCGACGAACCTCCCCTCCTCAGGATGACGGGGCTGGTCGAACTGGCTCTGGGGCTTCCGAACACGGACGGTGTTCGCCGGGACATGCGCGAGGCCGACCGGGTCGCCCTCCATGTTGGTGAGGATCTCGAGCGCACACCAGCCGATGAGGTGGTAGTCCTGGCGAGCGAGCTCGAGGACTTCCTCGGGCGTCGTCGGCTCGGCCTTCTGGCGGGCCTTGGTCTGCCAGCGTGAGTCCAGGCCGCGCCAGAAGTCGCGGATCGTCTCGCGCTCGTCGTCGCTCGCCTCCTCGGCGTCGACGTCGACGTGCGGGACGATCGAGAAGCCGTAGCCCACCTCGTAGCGGGCCTTCTTGCGGATGCCGACCGAGAGCGTCTCGTTCAGTTCGCTGAACGACGCCAGCCGGTCGGGATTGTACGGTGGCTTGATGCCGGCGCCGTGGGTACGGATCCGGCGGTCGGAGAGCTGCGTGCTGTTCTCGGCCTTCGCCAGCGGCGTGCCATCGCCGATCCCCGAGACCTTGACCTCGATCTCGCCGCTATCGTCAGCGCTACTCATCGTCCTGGCCTCCGTCGTACTGACCGCTGTTCGTGTCCGGAATCATATGTATGAAACACCCGTCGAGTTGCTATCGTCATCCTCGTCGTCGGTGCCATCAGGATCCTCATCGGCGAGACCCAGGGACTCTATCCGCCGGAGCCCCTGCTCGGCCATGTACCACGCCGCGATCAGGTCGGGCGTGTGGCCCTGGAGCCGCCCGTCTTTGAGCTCCAGCGACTGCATCGCCTGGACGAAGTCCTCGGTCGGCTGGTGGCCGCGGTGGAACAGCATCGACCCGTTCTCGACAAGTGTCCGGAGCCGCGGGATGCCGTTCTCCCAGCTGTGTTTCTTTCCACTCGTCGGGATGCCAGTGACTTTCGCGCGCAGTTGAGCGTCGAACTCGATCGCGTCCTCGACGACGTAGCCTTGCATCCCGTTGCTCTCGATCACGATCATCGCCGGGTCGAACCGACGGTCATACTCGGTGAGCAGCGTCTTCACCTCGCTGGGCTGCATCCCCGCCTCGGCGTGGGCGTCCAGGAGACGACGTCGGCCGTCGCGCTGGAGCAGCCAGACGTTGAACGCGGCGTCGTCGCCGGTCGGCGAGTTCGCCGGGTCGTGGGCGACGACGATCGCCTCGCCGGCGCCGGCGGTGTACTCCTGAGGCGGATCCTGGCTGCGGATCGAACAGCCGCCGTCCTCCGCCGCAGCCCGGACGTCGGCCGCCTCGATCAGGTTGCCCGAGGCGCCGCGGATCACCAACGCGTACTCCCGCCAGAAGCGGTGGTTCGCCATCTTCGAGCGCTTGTCGTCGAGCCACTCCGGGCCGCGGGCCTCTGGCCAGAGCACCTGCATCGTCTCGCCCTCGCTCCATGGGTTCTCGACCTCGGTGTAGAGCGCCTCGTCAGGACGGCGCTTGGCCCAGTCGTCGTCCTCGCCGAACTGCTGATCCCAGACGTCGAGGATCGCCGGGTACTCGTCGACCGCGTAGCCCTCAAGCGTCCGGAAGTGGGCGTAGATGTCGTCCGGGCGCTTCCGAGTGCCGATCACGACCGTCCGGCCGTTGTCCTTGACCATCGGGACCGTGACGGCCTCGATCCAGTCGAGGACGTCGTCGGTCGAGCCGTCGCCCTTCTCCTTGATGATGTCGTCCAGGATCAGCAGGTGGGCACGGTCACCTTCGATCCCGCCGTCGAGCCAGCCGGCGTTCAGGATCGAGCCGTTCGCGAAGATCTTCGCCGTGATCGTGTTCTTCTGGGCCGGCTCGTTCAGGTTGGTGAGCCACTCGTTGCGCTCGACCATCTTCCAGAACTCGGTGTCGGCCTTCTTCTGGACCGAGCCCTGGTTGTTCATCGCCCAGATCCCGCGGAACCCGTCCTTGTACTCGAGGCAGCCGATCAGGTATGTCAGCGTGATCGTCGTCTTCAGCCCGTCACGGTGACAGAGCAGGACGCGGTCGCCGGCGTCGAACTTCTCGAGCCAGCGTTCGTGATGATCGCCCAGAAGATGGTAGGGGTCATCCTCCATCTCTTCGGCCATGTAGTTCCGCGTCAGCTCGTTGGCGAAGTCAATCCACGAGGCCGGCCCCTCGAAGGGGTTCAGCAAGTCCCGTTTGGTCTCCGGCGACGTCGTCGCCGCGGCAAGGCGCTCCGCTGCGGCTTCCGGGTCGACGTCGTTGCTCATGCTACACATCGGCCAGCCCCCCGTCGTCCTGCTGTTGGCGCTGCCGGATGAGTTCGAGCGCGAGTTCCTGCTCGTCCTCGGCGAGCTCGTGTTCAGTCGACTGGTTCACGTTGGCTTCCAGACGGTTGGGCTCGCGGCCGACGTAGCCGCGATCGCCGAGCCACTCGTTCCACTCCGACGCCGTCTTCGCCGCCTTCCGGTACTCGTCGTTCTCCATGAGCTTCCGGATCGCCGTCTCGTAGACCGTGGCCGTGATCGCGTCGACGCGGTCCTCGTCCATCCGGCCCACTACGTACTGCTGCAGCCGGGCCTTGTCCTGAGAGATCTGGCTCTTCGAGACGTCGTACCGGGAGGCTAAACGCGTCGGGCTGATTGAGTCCGGATGCCCGGCCTTCTCGATCAACTCGAGGATCTCTGCTCGCCGCTCCGTCCAGTGGTATTCCTCGGGCGGCTTGTCCTCAGGGATGTCGATCGCCCGGTAGTCGGTGTCGCTCATGTTCAGTCTCGTTCAGTGTTCGCCGGCGTTGACGCCGGCCTCGAGCTGGCGCTCGGCCTCAGCCACGCGCCGCTCGATCACCTGGCGGTAGGTCTCCTCGTCGACCTCGAAGCCGATACAATCGCGCTCGTTCCGAAGCGCCGCCACTGCGGTGCTCCCCGAGCCCAGGAACGGATCCAGAACGACATCCTCCTGGCCGGATGACTGCTCCAGCAGCGTCTCCAGGAGGCCGACCGGCTTCTCAGTCGGGTGCTCGTTGCCGTCCGAGGAGTGCTTGTGCAGGATGACGTCCGACACCGTCCGGTCGAGCGATCGGGCATCGGCGACGTCGTGGACGGCGTAGAGGATGAACTCGTGTTGGTAGCCGTAGCGGACGCCGCCACTGCCGAACGACGTCTGGTTGTTCGGGGCCGACTTCAGCCAGACGACGCAGTTGAGGACCTCGAAGCCGGCGTCCTGAAGGACGTCCCGGAAGTCGTCGTACGTCTTCCAGGAGGCGAACGCGTAGAGGTGGCCGTCCTCGGCGAGCACTCGCTTGAGCTCGGGGACGATCGCCCGCCAGAGGTCGACCGCTTCCTCGTAGCCGTCGTTCTCCAGTGAGCCGGCGTGCTCGGTTTCCGAACTCCCCAGCGTCTCACTCAAGTCGAGATCGACGCCGTAGGGCGGGTCCGTGAGGACAACGTCGACGCTGTCGTCGTCGACGTGCTCCTGGAGGCCTGCGACGGCGTCCTCGAAGTGGACCTCTGTCGTAGGGTCGTACTCGTAGGCCGGCGCCGTTGCGTTGTCGACGCGGATCTCCGAGAGCAACTCGTCGAGATCTTCGTCGGCCGCGTCGACGAGGCCCTGGACGTCCTCGCCGCGCCCCGCGTTCAGCAGGTAGTCGTACTCGAGGGCGTCGCGCTTGGAGTCGTGCTCGCCGGAGATCTTGTTGAGCTCCTGGCGCCAGAGCCGGCGTTCGGCGTCGTCCTCAAAGTCGTAGAGCTTGACCGGGACCTCCTCGAGGCCGACCTCCTGGGCCGCCCGCCAGCGGTGCTCGCCATCGGCGATCAGCCCCTCAGCGTTGCCGTCGTACTCAGGAAGGTCACCCGTGTTCGCGACGATCGCGTTGCCGATCCAGCCCTTCTCGCGAAGGTTGTCCACGAGGAGCCCGAACATCTCGTCGGACTGCTCGTTCGGGTTGTCGCCGTCGACGCAGAGTTCATCCGGGGAGACGGTCGTTTCCGCTTCTGGCTGTGGAAGCTCGTCGAGTGTGAGTTCGTCCATGATTAGTCGCCTCCTGCATCTTCCTGCTGGCGCTGCCGGATGACCTCGAGGGCGATCTCTTTCTCATCATCGCCGAGCTCATGTTCGGTCGTCTGGTCGACGTCCGCGGACATCTCGATCTCGTCCACCGGCGTCTCGATCACGCCGAACTCGCTGGCCCATTGGCGCGTCTCACGGAGGAACCGATCGTCGCCGGTTCGGAGGTACTTCGCGTACGCCTCCTTGACGACGTCCTTCGTGAACTGGTCAGCGTCCTCATCGAGATCCAGCGCGTCGACGGCCTCCCGTTCCTGGTCGGAGAGACTGTCGAGCATGAAATCCTGAAACTCGGAATAGGCGCCATGCTCGTAGTTCGGGTTGTTCTTGCCACGGTTGTCGATCGCGCCGGCGTGGTGCTTGCAAGGCCCCTCCGACTTGCCGTCGACGCCCCAGCCAGCGGCGAGCGTACAGTAGTTGACGTCGTCACGCTCACGGCCATGATCGGTCGGTGTCGTCCGGTCAGACTTCGTCGCCGCGCAGATGCGGTGGCTCTTGTCCGAATCCGGATGGACCGGGTGACCCTCAGGGTCAGTAGGCGCCGCGCCGGAGATCTCGAGGGCAGGATCGTCTGTCATGGCGAGATCGTTTCCAAGGGGGCTGTCATGGTGTGTTCAGATTGCATTCACCGCGGCGACGTGCAGGAGGGACGCCGCGGTCCAGTCCGGCGCGGGCGATCAGGAGCGAGCGGGCTCTCGCCGGGGACGTCGTCGCGATCGTGCTGGCCGCGGAAGTGACAGCGCCGACACAGCGCGACCAGGTTGTCTCGGTCGTCGACCTCACCATCGCCGATGTGGTGTACGTCAATCGACGCCGCCTGCTGGCGAGTCCGGCCGCACTTTCGGCAGCGGGCGGTGCCGCGGTCACGACCGTCCCAGTACTCGCGCTGGTGGGTGTCAGTCATCGTTCGACCATCTCTAGGAGGCAGGGCCCGCAGAGCGTGATGACGTCGCCGGGCCTGATGTCGTGGTCGTGGGCGAGCCGGCCGGCAAGGTCCGAGGTTTTGAACCACTCCTCGTGGGCCTCGCCCATCAGCGCCGGGTCCTCGTCAGGGAAGTCGCCGCCGCACTCTTCGCAGGTGTATCCGTATCCCATGCATTCACTCCGTGTCAGCGCGTCGTTAGCCGGCTCTCGACCTCGTCAGCCGTTTTCTTGGCCGTCTGGGCTGCGATATCGTCGGCAAGCGCTTTCTCATCAAACTCGACCTCGACCGACGGCTCGGTTTGCTCGACGCCGTCGGCCAGCCGCAGCAAGCAGTCCGTCCAGGACTCCTCGTCGCGCTTGACCTCGGCGGCAGCCTCGTAAGCGTCTTCGTCGACAGTGATCGTCTTCCGGCTCATAGCCACTCGATCTCCCCCTCGCGAACGTAGCAGTGGAAGTCCATCTCGCCGTCACTCTGTTTCCCGATGGATGGGCTCAGTGTCGCTTCGTCCAGCGGGTCAGCGGGGTTCTGCCACTTCCAGATCGGTCGCCGGCTCCATTCGCCCCCGTCGGGGTTGCCGAACCACGGATGGTCGTCTTTCTCGACGGAGCGGTACGGAAACTCCAGTCGCCAGAAGTACCCGGACTCATCAGGGTCGAAGCGGTCGGGTTGATCGTCCTGGTAGCGCGGGTAGCGGAACTCCACTAAGCCGTCGATGGGGATCTCCGTCCCGGCGAGCGTCTTCATGGACGGGTTCCACCGGAGGACGGCGTCGAGGTACTCCTCGTTAGTATCCATCTGTCACTCCTTGGGGTGGTGCCGGTAGTTCGTCGACGGCGCCGTCGCGATCAGCGCCGCGCCGAGGGCGACGATGTAGCAGCTCCGGTGGTACTCGGCGTCGCCCTCGACTGGGTCGTCGCACTGTGGTGCCTCGCACATCAGTCGGTCACGCCCCATCTGGTGTCCGTCGGTGCTCGCTGCGACGCGCACGGTCGGCAGACGTCCTCGTCGAGGATGTCCGGGACCGGGTCGAACGGGACCGTCTCGCCGCAGTCGGCGCACTCGAACGTCATCGCGAACAGGTCCTCGCGTCCTCGCCGGCGGCCTTTCGCTCCTCGAGATCGGCGTACCGTTCGAGGCCGTACCAGACGGCCAGACCGAGCGCGATGAACAGCACGTTCGCCGCGATCCCTAACAGCTCGACCGTTCCGGGCTGTCCCTCAATCGCGATAGCCGACGAGCCCATCATCAGTGCGACGCCGATGAGGAATAGCACGGTTACGTACGCCGGGTGGACCGGGCGGGCACGGAGAAGCTGGAAGTACAGCGCTGCGGCCATCCAAACGGCGCCGGCGACGGTGCCCAGCGCGTTGACGAGTGGGACGTCACTCATCGTCGCCCTCCCGACCCTGGGTGGTTACCAGAGCCCCGAAATCGATGGGCAGTTGGTCGAGTGCAATGTCGACGCTCAGCAGCGTCGAGATCAGGCTGATCAGGATCAGCTTGTTCTCGAGTGTCAGCGTGACGCCGTCGAATATCGTTTCCGCGGCGACCAGGCCGAGCAGCGTCAGCACGGCCGCGCCGCCGGTCAGGAATCGGATCTGTCGTTTGAGACTCATTCATGGTCATGGGTGCGTTTCGGCGCGCTCTCGATGCCGAGGTCCTTGGCGGCCATCCGGACGCCGCGCTCGACGTCGACGTCGCGACCGGAGTAGTGAGCCCGCCAGAGGCCCGGGCGCCAGCTCGCCGGCTCCTCGTGCGCTGTGACGATTACGGCTGGGCCGCGTACGTTGGCGGCAGGGATCTCGAACAGGCGGACGTGGATCTGACGCCGGCGCAGCCACTCCGGAGCGCCGGGGTACAGTTTCGAGCCGTGATACCGCGCCCACGACGCCGCTTCCGGGCGGCCCGCCCAGTCGCTCGCGAACGACGCTAACGGTTGGGGTCTGTAGCCCGCTGCGGCGAGGTCGTCCAGGACGTCGTCGACGGTGACGCCCTGGAGTGTCGCGACGCGTTCGTCGACGCCGACGTCGGTCTCCGCGTAGAGATCGCCGTCGGCATTGGTGAACACGCGGTGGAGCAGCGGGACGGCTAGCCGGCGGACTGGTGCCCAGAACCGCGAGTCCTCGCTGAACCAGTCGCCTGGGGCGTACAGCCGTGCCGCGACGAGTGTCGCGACCAGGGCGACGCCGGCGACGTAAACGACGTCCGGTGGAAGCTGGTCGATCATGGTATGGAAAAAGCGCTCGGAGCGCGATTTGAACGCGCGACAGGGCTGCGGACGGTCAACAACTATCGCATTTTTCGAACGCAGCCTGGCTCGTCCTCGCCAGCCCGAGCAAGGGGTACTTGGAGCGGGTGGCCGGGCGGAGTGGCTACCGCGACCGTCATGTCCTGACGCCCGGCTCGCGGTTGCCCCGCGAATCCTCGGGCGACGGTCAGCTCCCGGCGTGGTCAGGACACCGCGTCATCCCTGGTCTCGTACATGGCCTCCGGTGAGGGCCGAGGCGGTTAGTGTCAGTCCGCGCGTCCCGATGCGATGCGGTTCCCTCGAGCAGCCCACGCTGGGACTGACGCCGTCATCGGGAGCCGCGGTCGTCGAGAAACGCCTCGATCTCGCTGATCTGCTCAGTCGACCAGCGACTCGACGCCCGGGCACGGTCGCGATCGAGAGCGACTGGGTGACCGGTGATCACGTCCTTCGTCGACGCACGAACGACGAGCGCGTACTCGACGCCGTCGATGTCGGTCTCGAACCGGTACCGGTCGCGGTTGACCTTCCGGAGCGTGCCCTCCTCGATGCAGCGCCGGACGATCTCGCCGTCCAAGTGCCGGTCGTAGCCGTCGGCGCCCGGCCCGCGGAGACGCTGGCCGAAGTGCGTAGTCGGCGAGAACGCACTTGGCTCTCTGGGGAGTGGGCCCTCGGTCGACATGAATGCAGAGTGTGTTCAGCAGCGCCGGCGTCAGTCGTCCAGAACCACTGCGTCGGCCAACGCCGCGCGGACGTCTAGACCGTCGCTGTCCTCAACCGGCACCATCTGGTCGACGACCGCGTCGAACAGACGGTGTCGATCGAGCCGGACGTCGTGCTTGTCCTCGGCCCGGAGTGTCCGCGCTGCGCGGTGGAGGAAGTACGCTGTCTCGAAGGGGAAGCGGTCGCGGATGATCGCCTCACCGTGCTGGTGGGAGGTGTTGCCACAGCGACAGACCGTGCCCGTCGCGACGCCGCGCTCGACGATCGGTCGGTCGCCCTCTTCGTCGACGTCCGTCGAGATCTCGCCCTGGTCGGCGTGCTCGGTCCGGTACTGGTAGCCCACGAGGACGTCCTTCGCGTGGTCCCACTCCTGGTGGTCGCTGGGGCCGATCACGACCGACGTGTCCGGCTTGTCGACCGTCTTCAGCTGGCGTCCGCAGGTCTTACAGAACCGGTGGTCATGCTCGAGGAGCTCCATGATCTCGCCGGCGCGCTTCGAGCGTTTGTGTGCTCGGTGGCAGCTCGTCGAACAGAACGAGCCCCCGACCGACGTCGATTCGCGTCGCTCACCACCGCAGTACGAGCACTCGTACGTCTCTTCGTCGGGTTGTGTAGAAGTCACGCTCATAGGTTTGGTGGACGGTCAGCTATCGGCACCCGGCGCGCTGTGAACGCGCCCAGGTAGAACAGTCGCGTTGCTGGTAATTGTACACTCTCTCGTCATAAACCTGCGTTTACCCCGTCAGAGAAAGGGTATCTTCATGTAGAATCGTAGAGGCGTTCCCGGGCGTCATCGAGATTAGTCTGGGCGTCGAGCCGGCCATGGTCCTCGAGACGATCAAGTGCGTCCCGGACGCCAGTGTACGACAGCCCGGTACTATCGATTAGTTCCCGCTGCGAGAGCGGCCCCTCGTTGTCGAGGACGACGTAGACCAATTTGGTGGCCGGCGTCGACGACGCGAGCTCGGCCGGGATCTCGATCTGCTCCGAGTCAGTCATCGCGATCACCGCCGTCGGTCGCGCCCAGGTGCCAGCGCGGGACGTAGCGCCACTTCCGTTCGGTTCCGATGCTATCGGACCACTTCCGCGTTGACTGGTCGGCGTAGCACGACTGGCAGATGTGGAACAGCCAGAGCTCATACGGCGTCTGGGTGAGTGGATTCCCGCAGCTGGAGCAGCGGCGAGTCATGCCGCACCCCCCTGGACCGCCGCGATCGGCTGTTGCTCGATCGAGGGGCCGAAGGACACCACTATGTCCTGTGTTCTCACAGGCTGATCAAGCAGCGCCACGACGACGTCGACCCAGGCCTCGATCTCCGGCCAGACCTCTTGCAGCTCGCCCGGCGGGTCGGCAGCGTAGAACGCGCCGCCGATCGGATCGTCGGGGTCGACGAGTCGGTCCGTCGGGACGAGGACCTCCGCAATCTCCCAGAGTACGTCAGTGACCGTCGTCATCGCCGAGCACTCCAGAAGCTCCGGCTTGATGCCGCTCCAGCGCTCCTCGCTGGTTCGGAACGGCAGCGAAAGCCGCCAGCCGTCCGCGGTCTCGCGGAGCAGGTCCAGTGCTTCGAGGACGCCCCGGTTGTCGCGGATCGACTGCTCAGTGACGCCAGCGCGGTCTGCCAGCTCCCGCTGACTGAGCGGTTCGGTCGCAGTCAGCAGCGTCTTGACGACCTTCTGGACGGTCTCGCCCGTTCCGGGGAGGATCCGCCGCCAGTCCAGCGTCGAGAGGGCGACGCGGACTTCCTCGGGGCGGAGTTCGCGATGGAAGCCTTCGGTGCTGAGGCCCTGGCTGACCGCCCTCGCGGCGTCGACCGGCGTCCCGGTTAGTGCCCGGAGCAACGCCGTCGTCTCGGCGGTCGCCTCCAGGTTCTTTCGGGAACACACCGACTGCAGCGCCTGGTGGTAAGTCTGCCGGCGGCCGCCGTTGCCGATCGTGACGGGGACGTCGAACTCCGGTGCATCCTCGTGGAGCTCTCGCGGGTTCCGAGCTCTCGACCGAACCGTGCTCTCGAAGTCCGACACGTTCGGCCCGATCACGACGGTCCGGGTGGTAACCTCGCCGTGGGGATCGGTCGCGTCGACGTCGTCGAGCGTCGGAACGGCAGCACGGCGCTCCTCGTCCTCCTCGAACAGCTGTCGATAGGCGCTGAAGTCACGGTAGCGCGACATCACGGCCGTCGAGACGCCGATGTGCTCGGCCAGCGTCTGCTCGTCGACCTCGTCGAACGTCCGAGCTCGGGGGGCCTGCGTCACCCGGACGACGTCGACATCCAGGAGATCGAGCATGTCGGTGACCGTGCCCATCAGCCCGAGCGCCGACTGCGTGATGTCGCCGCGATAGCTGTTGCGGTCCTGGTAGTTGCCGTGCCAGAGGTCCCGCGTCATCTCGCAGAGGGACGCCGCCCATTCCTTGATGTTCTCGATGAACACCTCGGGCTCCTCGAGGGCCTCGTCGGGGAACGCACCGATACAGCGCTTGTCCCGGATCAGTTCGGTGTCGGCGTCGACATCGGCCTCGATCCGCTCCGGCGTCGCAATCGTCGACCACGTCCGGACGTCAGCTAAAGCGAGTGCAACGCAGACCGCATGCTGCATGGGGTTGTCGTACTCCGCGGCGACCAGCAGGCGATCGGCGTCGTGGTCGTAGCTCCAGAGACGGGTGCCGCGGTCCTCCAGCTCCTCGATCGGGTGATCCAGCAGCGTGATGTCGCGCTGGCCGGCCTCCACAGCCGCCACGTCGCCCAGCCACCGCGGGAGGAGGTGCGTCTCGTGCACCTCAGCCAGCCGGCGGCGGTCCGGCCGGGTCGCTGCCTCCCCCTCCCCCGTGCATGCGCGTGCGGCACGGCTATTGGAGGAGGATTTTGGGGGGTCGCTAAACTCGTCAGGAACGCCCTCCCGTCCTGCGGTTTCCTCCTCGGACTGGCTGGTGTAGTCCTCGACGGCTGCTCGGAGTTGCTGCTGCCGGCCAAGGTCCTCGTCGAACTCGTCGACGAGCTGGCGGCCAGCGGCGAGCAGTTCGGCGCTCTTGCTGTTGCCGGTCCGGAACGTCCCGATCAGGCCGAGGCCCTCCAGCCGGCTGAAGCACTGCGACGCCCGGGACTGGCTGAGATCGGTCGCCTGCCGAAGCTGGTGGTACGACAGCGTCTCCGTCGACTCATCGGCAAGTGCGCGGAGGATCGCAACCTCGGACCCATCATAGCTGAGTTCGTCGCGAGCCGTCGCGACCAGATCAGCCTGTGGTGCTTCACTACGGGCAGTGCTGCACTGCTCGCTAATATCGCCCGGGAGATTGCGCTGGTGCTCGGTAGCGAGCCAGCGGTGGTCGAGGCCGCTCCCGACGACCCGGACATCGCAGTGGTGGGCGAGCGCAGTCAGCAGCTGACAGAGGGCCTCGCGCTGATCGCGGCGCTGGTCGCCGAACGTCTCCCGGTCGATCGAGACGGCGATCGTGGGTTGGGATCCAGCACCAAACAGTCGTGCTGCAGGGAACATCTCCTCAAGCTCCGAGTACCAGGCCGAACCGAGCTGCCGAATGCCGGCGACGAACTTGACGGTCGCGCGGTGTGGCAACTCCTCGTCCAGTTCCTCGCTCTCGCCGGCGGCGATCGCGACCATCGGCGTCTGGAGCCACGGCGCCAGGGCAGACGCCTCGAGGGCGTCGACGAACTCGGTCGGTGTTCGGCCCGCCGCGACGGCCCGCACTGAGCGCACGAACTCGTCCTGGACATCCGAGTCAAGCAGGAGGTCCTGCCACACTTCGGTCACTGTCCGGTCGCCGTCTAGGGCGACCGTCGCGACCGGCGCCGCGACGTCCTGGCTGGTCAGCGTCAGCTCTCCTTCGCGGTCACCCAGGAGGCCGTCGCCAGTCATCGACAGACCACCGGCTGGGCGCCGCATTCGACCGTCGGAGTGGTCCTCTCGCACACGTGTCTCTGGGCAAATCGGCTGGATTCGTGGCCGTGCGCCTCTCTCCGCAGGAGAAACGCACAGCTAACGCTGTCCGGTAAGCTTAAGGTCACTCGCGCCGCAGAGACAGATATCCTACCCTCTGCCTCCACAACCCGCGAGCGACGGGTGTGGCCGCAACGTCGATTTCTCCTGTCCTGATTACGGAGTCCCACGGAGTCTCGCTTCTTAAAGCCTCGCGTTCGAACCGCCTGACACGTCGGACGCACGTCAGACGCCACCCCCATTGATCGCGACGATCGCGAGCAGCGCGGCCGCGGCGAGTAGCACGACGATAACGCCGGACCAGCGGTTCACTGGCTGACACCTCCGTGGTAGCGGGATGCTTCGGAGACATCGCCGTACCGTCCGTGGCTCACGAGAAGCGATCGAGCCTTCTGGGACTCGACGCCCAGCTCGTCAGCGACGTCGGCGAGGTAGTCGTGCTCGTCCGCGGCCGCGTTGATCTCGGCGGCGGACAGCTTGTCGGCCGAGGACCCGCTCTCCTCGCCTTCACCGTCGACATTGGCGTCATCGGCAAGCGGGTCGTTGAGGTCGGCGACGTCGATCGTCGGTGACGTGCGCTCGTCGCGCTCGCCGCCACTGTCGTCGCTGGAGCCGCCATCGACACCGACCCCCTCGAACTCGAAGTCGGTGATGTCCGAGAGCTCCAGATCGGTCGCGCCGACGACGTCGGCGAGACCGTAGACGCCGAGCATCCGCATCGTCTTCTCGATGCCGAACGAGACTACTTCGGCGATCTCGGCGATGTCGTCGGCGTCTTGCACGATCGCCTCGAACTCGCCCTGCTCGAGGTGGCCGATTCTCTCCTGGGGAACGCCGTGCTCCTCGGTCCGGTGGACCGCGAGCTCAAGCGAGTTCTGGAGCGTCGCACCGCAGTGACAGTCGCGGGGGTACGTGTCGTCGGTCAGCTGGGCCCCGTCCTTCTGGTCGGGCTCGTCGACGTCGACGTCGCCCTCGGACTCGACGTCGGACTGTTCGTCGACGACGTCCGGTTCGGATTCCTCGCCGTCATCGGCGCCGGAGCAGTGCCCACAGGCCGACCAGTCCCCGTCATCCGCCAGTTCGTCGCGGCGCTGCGGGAGCGGGACGGGCTCGCGGTCTGAGTCCGACCGACCGAGTGCAAAGCAGTCTTCGTCGACGTGGTAGGTCCCGCTGTGCGGCGGGCCCCAGTGACCCCACTCGAGGGTGAACGCCTGCTGGTCGTCCGAGAGATCGTCGCCCGTGTTGAGGTCCTCGGCTTCCTCGTGATCACTGGCGTCTCCCTGATCGACAGTGCCATCGTCTGAACCAGCCGAATCCTCGATATTACAGATGGTTGTATCGGGCGCCGTCTCCGGAGGCTCGTCCCCGCCCTGGTCGTCCTCGCCAGCATCCTCGGCGAGCAACTGGGTCGCGATCTTCTCGCCAACGCGGCCGACGTCCAACAGGGCGCCCTTTGTGGCGCCCTCCAGGTCGGCCGTGGTCTCGTAGCCTGCTGCCTGCAGGTTCTCGACGCCGACGTCGCCGAGGCCTGTGATGTCATCGGCGAGGTCCTCGATCGAGACGGCGTCGGCACCCGTCTCGACTGCCTCGATCGACGCATCGTCCGCCGCTTCCTCATCGTCGTCGACGCCGGCGCCGGCGGCGGTGTCCTCGCCGACGTCCAGGTCGAGCCGGTCGACGTTGAACGCGACGCGATCGAGCTCCAGCGCCTCGGTCCCCCAGCGGCCGACGAGCTCGTCGATCGCCGACGGGATCGCCTCGGCGCCGTACCAGCCGCTCCCGGTCGTCCCGTCGTCCTGGACGTGACGTTCGTCGGGCAGGTGGTCGGCGACGAACCGGCGCGCGGCCGTCCACTCGTCGACGTCGACGATCTCGACCGGATGGGTATCGAGGCCAGCCTGACGGCAGGCCCAGATCCGCTTGTGCCCTTCGACAATCTCCCAGCCGCAGTGGATCGGCCGGACGACGGGATACGACCCGACGAACCCGCGGTCGCGGACCTGATCGACGTACTGGCGGTTCCCCTCTACCGAGATGTCCCGGGCGTGGTACGGCGCCGGCTCGACGTCTTCGAGAGCGACACGTTCGATCCGCGAGGGCGCATCAACGACTTCTATCACGTCGACGTGGGCGACCATTGCTGCGCCGAGCTCCTCGTCGCGGTCGACGTCGACGGCGTCACGCAGCACGACGTGCCGGTCGTGATGGTGCATCCGCTCTAGCCAGCCCTTGAGTTCCTGGCCATCGTTGCTGACCACGCGGACGTAGCGCCCGCGGAAGTTCGGATCGAGTGACTTCGTGAACGGGTTGCTCATGCTGACGCACCTCCCCGTCCGCCCGCTGGATCGACCTCGGATGACCTGTGCGAGCAGTCGCGTCGATCAACCGCGTTGGGGCCGAGGTTGTTCTTTCGCCGGTGGCCGTACTCTACGCCAGACGTTGAGACGGTGATCTTGAAGTTACACTCGCGACAGGCGCCAGTGTGAGTCGAGCAGGTGCATTTGCGGATGTATTCTGGCAGATCCGGATCCTGATCAGTCTCGTCGACGAACGTGCAGCCAGTTGCGGCGTTGTCTCGCGAGGGACGCCGTGGGAGTTGAGTCACCGGAACCACCTCCCGCCGCAGCCGGGACAGGGCCCGACGCCGATCACGACGGCCTCGCACCGCATGCACTGGTCGACGCTCTCGCGCCGGACCGCCGGTCGCCCGGCCAGCCGCTCGCACACATTCCAGAGCAGCTGCCGGGCGTCCCGAAGGTCGTCGGTCTGGGGCTCGTTGACGAGCCCGAGCGCGTCCTGGAGGTGGTCATCGGCGCCGGCGCAGATCCGCCGGATGGAACCGGCGAGCATCTGGTGATGGTCCAGGACGTGGTCCGGACCGATCGTCGCGAGCATCGCCTCGGCGGCGGCCTCGTGCTCACCGCGGTCGCTCAGGTCGTCGCGGGCCCGCTCGATCAGCGCCAGCGTGTGTTCGATGTCGGTGGCGATCTCGTCGTCGACATCGCCCAGCACGATGGCCTCGTGGCCGGACTCGTCGTGTTCGATCACGTCTCGCCACCTCCCGACCGACGTGCGGCTCTCTGCAGTCTACTCGCGAACACCGCGGCCTCGACTGACGTGATCCCGCCGACCTCCGACCAGTCGACGTCCTCCAGGTGCTCGGCGATCTCCGCGAGGTCCTCGTTCGTCGAGGACATCAGGTGTCACCTCCGTCGCGGTCAGTGCCCGGCTGTACCGAACGAAACTCGTGAAACGTGCATCGGCGGCACTCGTGTTTCACGCCGGGTTGTTCTGAGTCGATCAGAGTCGCGCCACAGGTCGGACAGCGTTCAGTACCGCCCTCAGACATCCCGCTCACCTCCGCAGGTTTCGCACCATTCGTAGTACCCTGGAGGATAGGCCGATGCAAGTTTCTCGACAACTGTCTCTGCGACTCGGAACCGGTCGCAATCCCGTTTTGTGTGGAGACGTTGCCCTTTCCCTGAGCCTGATACGAAAACAGTATCCTGCTCAGTGCCGCTGCTGGACTGCTCACTCGGCATCGACCATCCCCTCCTGGATGACCTGCTCGATCACGCCATCGAGCGTCTCGGGATCGTCGCCGAACGCATCGAGCGTCGACTGGTCGGGCTCGTTGAGCCCGTGGCGCTCGCGGAAGAACTCCGGATGCTCGATCGAACCTGGCTTCGCGCCGATGTGGAGCTGCGGGTTGCCCTGCTCGGGCAGCCCCATCACGTCGACGCGCTTGCCGATAACGATCACGCGCTCGCGATGCTGCGGGACGCCGTAGTCGGCGGCGTCGACCTTCTGCCAGCTGACGTCGTAGCCGCCGGCCTGGAAGGTCTCGCAGACCTCTTTGATCGCCTCGCCGTCGTGCATCGTCGCCAGCCCGGGGACGTTCTCCATCACGAAGTGGACGGGCTTGGCCTGGTGGACGATCCGGGCCATCTCCTGGTAGAGCTCGTTGCGCGGGTCGTCCTCCTCGCGCTTGCCGATGTGGCTGAAGCCCTGGCAGGGCGGCCCGCCGGAGATCGCGGTGAGCTGGCCGACGCCGACGCCGGCGGCCTCGAGGATCTCCCAGGTCGCGACGTCCCGGATGTCGCGCTCCATCAGGACTGGCGGCTCGTCCTGATCGAGGTTGTCGCCCTCGATCAGGTTCCGCCGGAACGTCTCGGCGGCGTGTTCGTCCTGCTCGACCGCGACGAGATTCTTGAACCCGGCCTGGGCAAACCCGAGGTCGAAGCCGCCGATGCCGCTGAACAGCGAGACGTGCGTCGGCGGGTCGGTGTAGCCGATCCGCTGCTGGATCTCGGTGGGCTCCTCGTAGTGCTGGGTGCCGAGGAACGCGCTGGACTCCAGGAGCGACTGGGGCGTCCCGGCGACGCCGGCGTTCTCACTCATCGCGAACACCACCTCCCTGGAGGCTGAGCTCGACATCGTCGCCGAGGGCGTTCTGCACCTCGGGCTGGACGTCGTCCTTGAGTTCCTCGACGGTCTCGTCGTCGAGGCGATCGAGCGCGCCGTCCAGGGCCAGCCCGAGCGCGATGTTGTCGTGGACGAGTCGGACTTGCGAGGGCCGCCAACCGTGACGGATGTTGTCGTAGACTCGCATCACGCCGGCGCCGAAGACCGCGCTCGCTGCGAGCGGTAGCAGCTCATTCATCGCGATCGGCCTCCTCGCGACCCTCGTCGAACAGCTCGACCAGTCGATACTTGACGCCGTGCTTGATCGCTGCCTGCTCGCGTGCGCGCTCGTAGCGCTCGTCCTCGGAGACGGCGTTACTCGCCACCGGCATCACCTCCCAGGTCCTCGTACCAGGCCTGCGGATCGCCGTCGTAGTCCTCGCGGATCTCCTTGAGGACGTCCGACCGCGACTTGCGCTCGCCGTGGTTGCGCAGCGCCTCCTGGTGGCAGACCCACGACGCGTCGTCGAGGACGTCGCGAGCCTCCCACCAGTCGACCTGCTGGTCTTCGACGGCCTCGCGGACCATCTTGAGCAGTTCCATCGACAGCTGGGCCTTCCCGGACGACCACTCCGAGTCGTGACCGTGGCTCTGCAGCCCGCCGGCGATGCCGTTCATCGCCGCCTGCACCACGTGGGCGTCGACGTCCTCGTTCGCGAGCAGGGCGTTGGCCCACTCGTGGAGCTGGTCGGACGCCGCCTCGGTCGTCGTGAGTTGCTGAGCGAAGTCGGCAGTGAGGATCGGCTCGTCGGTCTCGCCCGCCATCAGGCATCGCCTCCGTTGGAGTCGGTGTCCGTATCGCAGTCGTCACAGACGAACTGGAGGATGACGTTGATGGACGCCATCGGCGAGTTTACCACGGCTTGTAGGTGGCTCTCTGCGGCGACCTCTCCCGTATCGCGCAGCTCCGAGTTTGGCGATCTGGCGCGACCGATCTGACTACCACACTCGATGCAGTAGACCGGTTCCAGCTCTGCGCCGTCCTCAGGCATCCCGACCACCTCGCAGGAAGCACGCCGAGCAGGGCAGCTCGCCGGTCGGGTTGTCAGGACCAGGGCACCCCTCGTTTCCGTTCGGACAGGTCGTGTCTTGGTCGCCGACGCCGGCGCTCGCGAGCGCCGAATCGATCGCGGCGGGATGCGAGCGGCGGATCACGCCGCCTCACCCCAGTTGAACTGGACGCCGCCAAAACGGGCGGCGCCGTTGTCGTAGACCAGCCCGCACGGGATGTCCTGGGCGACGAGTTCGCGGGCCATCCGCTGGGCGACGGTCTTGCAGTGGGCGTTCATCCCGGAGACCCAGACGACGCCGTCCTCGACGGCATAGACGCGATCGTCGAACTGCTCGGCGAGCGTCTGCTCGACGGCGTCGCGACGGTTACGCGGCATCGACGAACACCTCCTGGACGCCGACGAGGAACACTGCAACCGCCATCGCGACGGCGCCGAAGAGCGCGGCAGCCGCGAGCGAAAGCTTCGCGAACGCCCGCTTGTCGGTCGTGTGCCAGATCTTCCCGCCGACGAACCGCGGGCACAGCACCACCGCTCGCTGCAGCGGGACATCGGGCTTCAGTCGCGACCGGAACTCGTCGAGCGTGAGCAGCACGATCCCGGCCGTCGGAACGAACAGCCCACAGACTGCGGCAAGGACGCCGATCTGTGCGACCCCCATCGGGTCAGTCATCGGCATCACCTCCGGGAATCCCCAGGATGACCTCGATGTCGCCGTTCTCGAAGTCCGCGAGCGTCCGCTCGACGATGAGATCGTGCTCGCGAGCGAGGTCATGGACGACACCGGTGTCGATCTTACCCTCGCTGTACTCGGAGCACTCGACGACCAGCTGGTCGTCCTCGCGACCGACCGAGATGCCGTCCGCGGCGGCGGCCTCGAGGACGAACCGGTCGGCGCTCACGAGTCGTCACCTCCGTCCGTGACGGTTACCGAGTCCAGCTCGTCGAACGTCTCCTGGCTCTCGTCGACGTCGGCGTCCTCGCTCTCCTCGGACTCGCCAGGGGCGCGACCGTCGTCTTCGACGTGCCGGACGACGTGCTGGCCGACATAGTCGACGAACTGCTGGTCCGTCCAGTCGCCGCCGTAAAGCTCGATGTAGGCCGTCGACGCCGCGAAGTAGGCCTTCGCTGGCAGGGAGTCGTGGATGTGTTCGACCCCGAGCTCGTTCAGCGGCGTGTGCATCAGCTCGTCGCCGAGATCGTGATCCTCGTCGACGTGGCTGCCGTAGAGGGTGCCCTTCGACGCGCCTTTCGCGACGCCGCGACCGGCGAACCCCAGTTGCCAGACGTTCGGCTCCTTGAGGTCGGCCAGCAGCGCCTGAAGATCGAGGTTCGTGTCCTTGAGGTGGGGCGTGATCACGCGACCGAGCACGCCGGCGACCCAGTCGTCGGAGACGATCGCCCAGCCGTTGTCGACGGCCATCCAGACGCCAAACTCGGTAGTGTGGTCATGGCGCATCCGCTGGTTGATGCTGACGCCGTCGTCGCTGGCGCTGACGGAGGCGACGTCCTTCTCGACCTCGCGGCGCAGCGCCGCCCGACCGGTGACGAACTTCCGACCGGCGCCGGTCTCGCTGCGGCGGCGCACGGTCAGCGCCCACTCGGGCTCGCCGGCGATCGTCTGCTGCGCGGCCGACGTGGAGATCTCGTCGATGCGGATCGGCAGGTCGGCCGTTCGGAGGCGACCGCGGTTCACGCCTGATCACCTCCCGAGAACCCGCCGGGACCGCGGAACGTCAGCCCGGCGCCGCCGACCTGGACGTCCGGCGGGAAAACCCCGCCATCGGTGAGTGTCCGTCGCAGCGTCCCGTTGGTCGGCGGGTAGATGTCGCCCTGCTCGAGGAGGAGCTTGCACTGCCGGAGGACGATCCGCAGCGGCGCGTCGCTCCGATCCAGCGCTGTGTCGACCACGACGCCGACCGGCGCGGCCTCCTCATCGGTGGCGTGTTCGTCGACCGCGTCCAGCAGAGCCCGGCGGGCGTTCGTGGCGTCGGAGCCACCGGCGTACATATCGCCCAGGTCTCTGCCCTCACCGTCCGGGACGCCGAACTCGTCCGTGTCGTCGAGTTCGTCCTCGTCAAGGCCGCCATCGGTCACGACGCCACGGCCGCGGTCGACGTCCACGGACTCGTCGTCGACGACGTCGTCCTGGTCGACCTCGCGGAGCGTGTGCCCGCCGTCGGCCATGACGTGTCGGCCGCTGCTCTCCTCGTCATCGCTGCCGTCGCCGTCCAGCGGATCCGGAGCACCGCAGTGCTGGCAGCGGTAGATCTTCCCAGCGGGCTCGCCGCACTGGCGGCAAGGCTCGTCGACGTCGGCGGCGCTCACGCCTCGTCACCTCCGTCGTCGGCGATGGTGGTTGCGGCTCCGTTACTGGAACTGGCCGTATGAACTATGTTACCTGCGGGTAGGCTATCGCTACCGCCCGTAGCGGCCGGATTACTACTATCGATCGTGTCGGAGTCGTGCATTGGATTCGTCGTGGTTCTGACCGGGCTGCGCCAACAGCTCGGGATCATTTCCGACCGACCAGAATGAGGACCAGGCGAGGGGATGGGTTGACTTTTATAAAGCCACCCTGCCTATCCTCGCCTGGTCCTCGGATCGGTCGTGTTTAGCGGGCGATTCTGGGGCCGGCCACCTGCACAGGCGGGATTCGTTGGACTGTGTGCCGCTTGTGCAGGCAGTGGCTATTCGGATCTTGACTCCTCCTGGTTCACCTCCTCATCCGGCGTAATCGTGATTCGGCCGCCCGACTCGGCCGTCAGTTCGACGTCGTCCCCTTCGCCGAAGCCAGCTGTCTTGAGCATCTGGGGCGGCAGTCGGACCACGATACTGTTTCCGGAGCGACCGATCACACGTGATGCCGTCACCTCCCCGCTGTCCGGATCAAATTCTACTGACATACTTTATGTCTTACTCCACCCATTACGTGATGTTTGTGTATGGCCGAATACTTATAACCATCGAACAGGCAATTACGCAAGTAAGACCTATGCCCGTACAACAGGGAACTGAGCCCATGTCTGAGCGTGTTGATATAGATGCCGAGGAAGGCGTCGCTACTACCACTCGGCAGATCGGCAAGAGTGGGAACTCCTTCGTAGTCCGTATCCCGCCGCAACTCCTCCAGATGGCCTCGATGGAGAAGGGCGATCGAGTCAAGCTTACGGCTCAGATGGGTGACGAGCGCATCACTCTCGATAAGTTCGACCCCGAGTCCAGCGACGAATGATCTCGCGCTGATCATCGAATCTCCGATTTGACGAGTCCGACAGCGTCGTCGATCCACTGGGGCCAGGCCGACGCCGGTGGGTCGCGGTTCACGCATCGGCCGTCCTCGAACTCCAGCGTCCACTCCTCGACGCCGTGCGTGATCGTCACGGTCCGGCCGCCGTCCTCCTCGTACGTCAGCTCCAGCGTCGCCGTGCGCTCGGCTCCGTCCTCGATCTCGCCGCCGAGGTCGCTCACGAGGTCGATCTCCTTGCGCCGGGTTTCTGTTGCCATTACAGCCAGACGTTGGCCGCGATTCAGCTTATAAATGGGCGCTATTTCCGACGTGAAAAACTTAAGTAGTAGCGATCGACCGATCGATCGGCGGCGCGATCGTGTCGTCGGCGACCCGCAGCTGGCGACCGCTGTTGATGCCGTCGTCCTCGATGAGGTCGTAGCGGATGAGATCGGCGACGGCGTTTCGGCGCTGGCGCCGACCGACCGGTGTCTGGTCCCGGTCGGCGTAGTATCCCTCGCTCAGTGTCTCGTAGCGAGTGTGAAGTTCCTCGCTCGCGAGCGCCCCAGCCTCGTGGACCAGAGCGTAAACGACGTGATGGTGGTAGCTCATCGACTCGAGTTGCTGCTTACGGATTCGCTGGTTCGCGATGTCGTACGCCGCATCGACGTCCTCGTCGGCGATCGCATGGCGACCGTGCTCGAGGGCACGATCGGCGGCAGCCCTGAGCGTCTGGATCGCCCGCCGCGCCCGCCCGTCGACGTTCTTGGCGATCTCCCGCAGCTGCGCGGTTCGGTAGGCGTCCGAGTCGAGCCCGCTGCCCGCTCGCATCCCCAGGATGTCCGTGAGTTCCGGCGGCGAGTAGCGTTGTAGTTCGATCGCCCGATCCTCGATCCGTGCACCGACGGCGTCGTCGAGGCGAGCCCGCCAGCGGACGGGGTCGTGGCAGATCGCGACGATCGAGATCTCGGGGAGTTCATCGAGCGCCTCAAGAACGGACGCCTGCGTGAGCGTGTGCGCCTCGTCCAGCACCACTACGAAGGGCTGGTCGACCTGGTCTCGCAGCGAGCGCTTGAGGTCGGTGATGTTCGGCAGCGCGGCCGTCGCCGACGCCGTCGGATGCTGTTTGTGGGCTTCCTGGAGGACGTCGCAGGGCGTCATCCGGAGACAGCGCAAGTGGGCCGTCGCGACGCCGTCCGCTTCGTCCTCGAGCTGGCCGAGCCAGTGGCGGACGATTGTCGTCTTCCCGACGCCGCTGGGACCATGGATCAGCACGTTCTCCGCTGTCCGCCCCCGGCGGACTGGCTCAAACGCACGGCCGAGCTCGTCTCGCTCGGCGCTGCGGTGAGGAAGTTGCTGCGGTAGATAGTCCTCGTCGAAAACACCCGCATCCTGAAACATATGCCCGACATGACGAGAGGGTGGCATATAAAGCACACCGCCATTTCCGACGTCCATTCGTCTCGTGGGCTCCCGCAAACTGATCGCGTAAGAAGGAGAGCCGAACGTCAGCCGCCGGGCGTGTGACCGTCGTCGACGACGTCCAGGTACCAGCCCCAGTGCGTAAATCGCTGCGGACAATCGGGTCTGTGGGGAAAGTCGTCGATACCCGCAGACGGCTCCCGCGTCAGTTTCGTCGCAGCGCCACACGCATCGCAGACCAGCTCCGTGGGCTCGCCAACCCGACAGCCATCATCGTCGCCGGGCTGGGAAACGATGATCGAGAAGTGCGTGTCTGGGTCCGTGATCGACTGGAAGATCGTGCTGGGCTCGATGCCGTAGCTCTGGCCGTCCTCCTGCGTCTCGCCACTCATTGTTTCCGGTGTCCCACGTTGAACCCGTTCTCGCGCGAGGCCGAGACGACGACCTCGCGGCCGGTCTTCGGGACCGAGATGCCGATCTCGAAGCGGTTCATCGCTGCCCCTCCACGATGAGCAGCGCGACGTCGACGTCAGGCTCGGTTCCGCCGCCCTCCTCGCGAGCGCCGACCATGTCGATCACGCGCGGCCGGGCGACCTGCGTCCAGCTGCGCTGGTCGATCGCGCCCAGCGCGACGTGGATCTCGACGAGAGCGGACTCGACGCCGAGCGGCGACCGCTCGATCTCGGCCGGCGTACAGCCAGCGCCCCAGATGCCGACGACCGTCCAGCGCGTCTCGTCGGCCGACCGGTTGACGCGGATCGTCGCCGGCTGGCCCTGGCGGATTGCTGACCGGCAGCACCGGCACCGCTCGGACTCGCCGCTGCCGATCGCGCGGCCGCGAAGCGCCTCCTCGATCGCGACGGCGTCGAGGTCCTCAGGCATCGTCCACCTCCTGGTCCTCGTCCTCGTCTTCGGGATCCTCGTCGAGGACCTCGACGATGTTCTCACGGCCGACGTCGACGTAGACCAGCGCCCGGACCCGGATCACGCCCTCGTCGCTGACGCCGACGACCTCGCCCTCGTAGGTCTCGCCGTGCTGCTCGAACCGCACGAGGTCGTCCTCTTCGGGGAGCTCACGCATCCCGATCATCCTCCTGGGCAATCGTGACGCCGGCACGCACTGCCGGGTTGGAGTTGTGCGACAGCCAGTCCTGGGCTTCGGCGATCGCCTGGCGAGCTTCGAGCTCGTCGACGTGGACATCGCGATCGGCCCAGTCCTCGGCCTGGTCTCGGACGCGCTCGCAGGCCTCGGCGACGACCTCGCGGGCCCGCTGCGTCGCGAGGTTGCGGACGCGGCCGCTTACCTCCCGGATGGTCTCGGCGTTGTCGTCGGCGCCGATCTCCTCCTTGCGCATGTGGTTGGCCGCCTCGGCGCGGTAATGCAGATCGAGCAGCTGGCCGAGTTGCTCGTCCTGGAGGATGTCCTCGAGGACGGCGTCGCGCAGGAGCCGCACCGAGAAGTCGGTGCAGTAGCGATCGGCGATCTCGCGCTGCTCGCGCTCGGCGCTGACGTGGAGCTCAGGCATCGCGATCATCCTCCTGGTCGGCGTCGATGTCGTGGAGCGGCGTCTCCAGCGCAACCCTCGATCGGGGGAATGCGTACGTCTGGTCCGTCCGGAGCGTGGTATCCGTCCGTTGGGGATAGACACACTCGACGACGTCGTCGTCAGCTGGGTAGCCCTCGTTGTAATCGGCGACCGTCGCGGCGGTCGGCCCCTCGCCGTCGGCGATGTACTCATCGGCCTGCTCGACCGGCACGCCGACGACGAGCATCGTCGCGCTGTCATCGTCGCCATCCTCGCGATCGGTAACGTGGTCGCCGACGTGGATCGGCGGGAGGTCCTCACGCATCGGAATCACCCTTCCGAAGCTGCGCGGCGATCCGCGCGGCGTGACTCTCTGACCCGTCGCCAGCGAGCGCCCGCTCGGCGTCGCGCCGGAGCGCCGTAGCGTCGCGGGCGGTCCCGCTCTTGACGACGTACTGTCGGACGACGTCGTCGACCGTCAGCCGGAACTGGCTGTTCTTCCGCGGGCTATTCGGGCGGTCGCGCGTCGAGAACCGCAGCGTGCCGTCGTAGGGGACGGGCTTGGCGGCCTCGAGGACGCGCTCGCCGTCCTGCTCGACCACCTGCAGAGTCCACCCGTTCGCCTCGTCGATCCGCTCGTACAGCGTCATCGCTGACCTCCCTTGGCGTGGTCGTCGTCAGCCGCCGCGACACCGCCGCCGGTCGCGGCCGCTTTCTCGGCCTCGCTGTCAGTCTCCAGGGCAGCCATGTGCTCGGCGAGCGCCTCGCAGCGCTCCTGAATGTCGGCCGGGGAGACTGGCGGCTCGAACGTCAGCGTCAGCTCGACCTGCTCAGACATCGGCGACCACCTCGTCGGGCTCGACGTACAGTTTGTAGCCGTATCGGTCCTGTACTCGGAGCCGCCCCGTGTGGGTCTCGTGGAGCTTTGTGCATGGGTTGCGGCGATCGCGAAGCGACGGGACGCGGACGATCTCGGTCATCGCTGGTCCTCCCCGTCGGCGTCGAGTGCTCGCTCGACGATGCCCCAGATCGTCGTGGTGTCGATCTGCGTCAGCGCTCGATCGTCCCAGCCACGTTCGCCGGCGACGTACGCCATCCAGCGCTCCAGAGTGTCAGTTGTCACGCCGGCTTCGATGTGGTCGACGGTGTCGGCGTCGATCTGCCGGTAGATCACGACGCCGCGCTCGACGTCCTGGCCTTGATCGTCGACGACCAGCACGCGCTCGGCGTCCGCGTCGTGGTGGTGATGCCAGCCTTCGCCGTCCTGGCCGAGGTAGGTCAGGCGGTGGCCGCCACGCTCGAGCTCCAGCCCGTCATCGTCGCCGGCGTCGGTCGTGGACTGCATCGCGTCGGCGCTCATGCAGATTCCTCCGTGGTCGCGACGTGCTCGCCGAGCAGCGGATCGGCGTTGATCGTCTCGGGAACATCGCGCTCGCCAGTCGCGAAGGCCACCCGGCGCAGGTGCTTGCACTCGACGTCGCGGTACTCGTGATCTGGACACTCGCACTCGCCGCGCGTGGTGTTCACGAGGTACTCCTTGCCCGACGCGCTGACAACCAGGTACTCGTCATCGTGAGCGGCGGCGCGGTCCAGGTCGTCGAGCACGGTCAGGCACTCCTCCAGGGCTCGCAGGTCGCGGTCGTCGAGGTCAGTTGCTTGCGGTTCATCCGAAACGGTTTCGTGGGTTGCGTTGGTAGCTGCCATTGCTTCATCCTCGAAGCACGGTCGGGGTGTGCCACCACCCCGGCCGGCCATTCTTGGCCGACCGTCCCGCGCTTCCTACTCTATAGTACAGGCTGTGGGTACTTAACCCTTAGGGTCTAAGGGTAATGGCATAAGGGCTAAGTTCTACTACGTTGTGGCTTAAGGTGTGAGCACCACAATCACCAGCACAGATCCAATGCTTGACGAGGATGATCTTGGACCAGCTGACGAGGCGCTGCTGGACATGCTTCGCGACGGGCGCGTTACCGCGCCGTACGCGTCCGACGAAACGGGGTACAGTCTTCAGTACACGCGTGACCGACTCGGCAGGCTCGTCGAACACGACAACGCACGCAAGGTGTACGAAGGTCTCTACGAACTGGTGGAGGATCCACGTGGCGGTGCCGGTGGAGGGCCGGCCTCCGTCAACGACAGCCTGATCGAGCAGCTCGTCGACGCCCACGAGCGCGACGACCCGGACGCGATCCGGGACGCCGTCGACGCGCTCTGCAAGGACTACGGAGATCCCGATGAGTACTGACACCACCAGCACCAGCCCGACCGACGATGTCGAGACGATCACGGTCGGCGAGACCGCCGGCGGCGCCGACGTCGAGCTTCCGGTCGTCGAGGTCCTCACCGGCCGCGGGTTCGTCACCGGCAAGTCCGGATCGGGGAAGTCCAACACCGCGAGTGTCGTCGTCGAGGAGCTGCTCGACGCCGGCTACCCCGTCCTGATCGTCGACACGGACGGCGAGTACTTCGGGCTCAAGGAGCAGTACGAACTGCTCCACGCCGGTGCCGACGAGGAGTGCGACATCCAGGTCGCGCCCGAGCACGCCGAGCGCCTCGCGACGCTCGCCCTCGAGGAGAACGTCCCGATCATCCTCGACGTCTCGGGCTACCTCGACGAGGACGTCGCCGACGAGCTCGTCCGCGAGACCGCCCGGCATCTGTTCGCCAAGGAGAAGCAACTGCAGAAGCCGTTCCTGCTGATCGTCGAGGAGGTCCACGAGTACCTCCCCCAGCAGGGCGGCGCCGGCGAGACGGGCAAGATGCTCGTCAAGATCGGCAAGCGCGGGCGGAAACGCGGGCTGGGCATCATGGGGATCTCCCAGCGCCCGGCGGACGTCAAGAAGGACTTCATCACGCAGGCGAACTGGTTGGTCTGGCACCGTCTCACCTGGGAGAACGACACCCAGGTCGTCCGGCGCGTCGTCAGCAGCGATGTCGCCGACGAGGTCGAAGGGCTCGGCGACGGCGATGCGTTCGTCCAGACCGACTGGACCGAGGCCGACGTCGAGCGTGTGCAGTTCCGCCGCAAGCACACGTTCGACGCCGGCGCGACGCCTGGACTTGAAGACGTGGAGCGTCCGGAGCTCAAGTCCGTCGGCGAGGACCTCCTGGAGGAGCTCGACGAGATCTCCGAGCGCGCCGATCGGCGCCGCAATCGCGTCGCCGAGCTCGAGCAGCAACTCGAAGAGCGCAACGAGCGGATCGACGAACTCGAACGCGAGCTCGACAACGCCCGCGACGTCTCGAACGCCGCCCAGCAGTTCGCGTCAGCGCTCCAGGACGGCGTCGGCGAGAGCGAGGCGGGCGTCCCTGAGGACTTCGACGAGCAGCTGCAGCAGAAGAACGACCGGATCCACGATCTTGAGGCCCAGGTCGACGAGCTCGAAACAGCGATCGCCGATCGCGACGAGCGGATCCAGGACCTGCAGTCCGAGGTCGAGCGTCTGGGGAGCTACCGCGATCGCGTCGACGAAGCCGAAGAGATCGAGGCGCAGCTCCAGGCCGTCGAGGCGTGGGTCGCGAGCATGCCCACGGAGCTCGTGGAACTCTCCGAGCAAGCCCGTGAGCTGTTCGACGACGTCGGCACCGGCGAGGCCGCAGCGTACGCCGGCGGCGAGGACGTCGACGTCGCGGCGCTGCGGGAGCGCGTCGACGAACTCGAACGCGAGAACGAGCAGCTCCGTGAGGAGCCCGGCGATGCCGACGGCGATGACCTCGCGACGCTGGTCCAGCACGGCGCCGTCCAGGCTGCCGTGGACGTCGCGAAGGACGGCAGCGACCGGGCCGGCGAACACTTCGAGCGGGCGCTGGGGATCCTCGCGAGCGCGGACGGCGGGCCGCTCGGCGCCGGCGAGATCGCCCCGCTGATGGACGGCGTCTCGGACAGCACCGTCAACGCCGTGCTCCGGGCGCTGTTCGACGCCGGCGTGGTTCGCCGGGAAAAGGACGGCCGCAGCTACGAGTACACACTCGACCGGCAGTTTTTGGAGCGTCGGATCGACGCCCAGGAGGCGATGGACGATGCCGAGTGAGCAATCCAGTAGCGGTACTGACCGTTCCCACTCGTCCAGGGGTACAATTGTACCCCAACACTTATTACCAATGGGGTACAAGTGGGATACATGGCACGGAACAGTGCTACCACGGACGGCGGCAACGAAGTCAAGACGTACAACCTCGAAGTCAGCGAAGACACGATTATCAACGGCCTCAAGCGGAACGACATGCCTGGCGAACAGCGAACTGTGCTGTTCCGCAAGCAGATCGGCGGCGGCCACGGCGAGGGAACGCTTCGGGATGTTCGCGGAATGCACTGGGACGGCGGCGCGCCGATCCAACTCCGACCGCGCGAATTCGTCGACGAGGACGTACAGAGCCCACAGGAAGCCCGAGCCGAGGCGCGGCGAATTGCCGAAGAAGAGGGCGGCGACCCGGACGAAGCGGCGGACGCTGCGACGGGCGTCTGGGAGGACTATTACCGGGGACAACTCAAAGACCAGATCGTCGTCAAGCCGCGCTTCCCCGAGGAGACCAAGACGGTCTACAACATCGAGTACGTCGAGGACGACGAATGAGCGAGCGCGTCAACATCAAGGCCGACGAATCGACCCGCGCCCGACTCGGCAACCTGAAGCGCGACGGAGAGACATGGGACGGCCTGCTGTTGCGAGCGGCCGACGCGCTCGAAGACCTCGAACGACAGGGGGGCCAGTCGGGAGTCCCTGTCTGTGCGAGCTGTGGAACGCTGGCGACGACCTGGACGCTCATGGACGGCGTGGTCCACTGCGAGGACTGCGCGGACGTAGAGTTCCCCGACTGAGCGGTTTCTATAAGCCATGTCGCAGAAATATAGTCGGGAAGAACTACTTACTGCGCTCAGGCAGTACATTGACGAGACAGGCGACCGCCCAACAGTTGTTGCGTTTCGAGAGTCAGACCGATATCCATCGCCGAATACGTATCAGCGCGAGTTCGGGTCGTGGAACCAGGCCCTCAAAACTGCTGGCATTGGCGACCGGCACGAGCAGTACTCTCGTGAGTTGCTGCTTGACGCCATTCAGGAACTCACAGAAGAGTTTGGACGACCACCATCCGCCAGGGAGTTGCACGAGAGTGACGAACATCCGTCACGGGACCCGTTCGAGCGAGAGTTTGGGTCTTGGGCCGACGCAGTCGAAGCTGCTGGCTACGACTCATCCAAGACTGGTCCCGATGAGGGAGAGTATCATCCAGATACTGGCTCTCGTGAACAGAATACGGAGTAGCAAACTCGGTTATTCTCATCAGACTTTGCCATGCAACGACTGCACAGTAAGCCCGGGTACCGAACACTCTCGCGAGTAGCTGCGCGCCAGCTCGGAACGCGATTTTGAGTCCAGATACACCCGGCCTTTCCCTGAAATATACTATCTATTGGAAGTATACGGCCGTAGCTTGGACGAAACAATACTGTGCTAACCAAAGTTAGCACAACACTTATGTACTAACAGGTGTTAGGACATAGTAGGCAGAAGACAGATGACGACTGAACTCACCACCGACGACATCTCGCCCGGCACCGAACTCGTTTACCAGACCAAAAGCGTCGACTACACGACCGACCGCGACTACTCCGAGCCGGTCCGCGGCACGGTCGTCGAGATCGTCGAGGAGACCAAACATCTCGTCGGCGACACGATGGAGCAGACGCTCGTTATCATCGAGACCGCCGACGGCGAGGAGAAGCGCGTCAACATCAACCACTTCGGCGGCGACAGCGACACCCGCGTTGGCATCATCCCGGACGGCGACGAGGACGACGATGAGGATGACGACGAGGACGAGGGCCCCCACACCTGCGACGAGTGCGGCGAGGAGCTCGAATCGGAGCACGGCGTCGCGGTCCACAAGGGGATCGTCCACAGCGACGACGAGGGCGATGAGCCGGCGGCCGACGACGCGCCGGTCGCGATCGCCGACGGCGGCCGCGAACAGGTTGAGTTTGACCTCGATATCGACTACCTCGCGGCGTTCGAAGACGAAATCGAAGAAGCGACCGTTCCTGCGACCGCCAGCCGTGAGGACGACATGGTCCGGATCAGCACGCCCGACAACGAGCTCCGACTCACGACTCAGGAGTCTGACGGCGTTGTCTCTCTCTACGGCGAGTACACGAACGACGGCTACGACCACGACCAGCCGGCATACGTCAAGGACCGCGACGACTGCCGTCTGTCAGTAAGCTGGGAGCACAACGACCAGCACGTCGACGAGATCGTCCTCGGCGACGACGCCGGCGAGCTCGTGCTGGCGATGCTCGACGAGCGGCGCGCGGCCCAAGATCACTGGGATGTCGAGACCGCGTGGACCGCGACCGGCGTCGAGATCCCCGATCTGGACCTCGAGGTCGTCGAGACGACGGTCAGCCGCGGCCGCCGATCGACCAGCACGGAGCTGACGGTCATCCCGGCCGATCACGTCGACAGCGATCGGTGGGAACGCTGGCGAGACATCGTCCAGCGTGCCGGCAACCATCAGACGACTCACTACAAAAGCCACATGTTCGCGCCCGAACACCAGGGCTACGAGGCGGGCGACGCGATCACGCTCCACGACTTGATCGACGAGTGGCACGCTATCGACGCCCGCGACGTTGCCCGTGAGGCGGACCTTGCTGACTTGGACATCGACGACGACCTCTCGGTCGGCGATATCGTGACGGTCGTCAACGGACGGCGTCGCGACGAACTGACCGAGCGCCAGGGCGTCGTCCGCGACATCGGCGAGCGCGGGGCCGAGATCACGTGGGACGGCCGCAACTGGTCCAAACTCAAGCGCGATGACGACGGTCAGCTACGGATCGGTCGCGCTGTGGCTGGGGGCTACTCTCCGGTCCGCAATCTGGATGTCCACAGCGACCCCGACGACGTCGACGACGATCTCCTTGAGGCTCGCGAGGCCGCCATCGAGTCGGCGGAGATCGACCGGCGGGCTGACGCGTACGACGTGACGACCGAGCAGACCTGGAAGGGGGGCAGCAGCGTTGAGGCCAGCCGAGCGAGCGACCTCCACGCAGAACTGACCGTCGACGGGCCAGGGCTTGAGGGCCCGGTGAGCGTCCACTGTCGCAACGTCTTTGACTTTGGCTGGACCGCAACCATCAAAGACGATCTCGACGAGGAGACGGCGGCGCTTGTCCGTCGGGCGGCGCGGAACAACAGCCCGATCCCGACGGAGGTCCGTCTATGAGCGAGGTTGGTATGGACGACTGGCAGGAACGCGCTCGAGAACTCCACGAGGAGGGCGGCGTCCCGGAGCGCCGCGCCGACGCCGTCGCGGCGATCGAGGCCGGGATGACCTACGCCGAGGCCATGGAGGCCACGGGGATGTCCTCGCGAGGGGAGGTCTCGACGCATATCGATAAGTATCTCGAAGAAACCAAGCCCGGAGCTGACTGGCTCGCTGAAAACGGACCGGCCGAAGACGACATCCGCAGCCGGTCCGACTGACTGCAAAAGCGTCCAGCTGGAACGCATCGTATGGTGGGGACGTCAACTTTAACCCCAGCAGCGGGGCCGTCTGGAACTGGTGGGGGTTGCTCCGGTTATATATTAAAAGTGCCGACCGCGGTTTATATACCAAACCGCGGCCAACGTCGGCGGTACTGATCAAACGGCCTAAGCGCCGGGTTTATTATTTCACAACCCCTTGACACTCGATAATGGCCCAACAGTGGCGCATTCGGTGCTACAACTGTGGATCGGACACGAGCGAGTATCTACGGATGCACTCCCAGTTGACCGGCGGGGACAAGCGCCGTGCGATCGACAAAAGTACTGTCGACGAAGCCGAGGCGAGCATCGTCGTCGAGTGCAACAACTGCGACAACGCCCAGGTGCTCAACGGTAACGAGCACGTCATCGACAAGGGCGCGACACCGCTGCTCGACGGGTAGCCAGCACAGTCAGTTACCGTTGGCAACAAATCGATAGCGGTGCGCTCTCGTTAACCAACTCCGCTGGGCGATCGCACTGATCTGTTGGTTAAGAACTCGCTCGGGCGCCGGACGTCTGACGCACATTTATGATCTCTGAACAGTCTTTGCTCTCAAAGAGGCCAAAGAGACATGCAAATTGCAGTTACCAACCAGAAAGGCGGCGCCGGGAAGACGACGACCGCGCTGAACGTCGCCGGCGCGCTGAACCAGCGCGGGAACGACGTCCTCCTGATCGACCTGGATCCACAGGGCCACGCAACCGAGGGATTGGGCTTCGAGGACCTCTACGACGCCGACCGAGACTCGCTGTTCGACGTGCTGCCCGATCTCGATCGGCAGGACGATCTCCCCGACCTGGTCGTCGAGCACGAGGAGATGGACGTCATCCCGTCGCACGAGTCGATGATCAACGCCGAGGACGAGCTGTCGAACGTGATGAAACGCGAGGAGCGCCTGGACATGCTCCTCGAGGGCGTCGACGCAGTCTACGACTACGTCTTGATCGACTGCCCGCCAAACCTCGGGATCCTGACCGACAACGCGATCATCGCGACGAAGAACGTGCTGATCCCGGCCCAGGCGAAGTCGACGTCGATCCGAGCGATCGAGATCCTGTTCAAGCAACTGCGCTCGATCGAGTCGGCCTACGGCGAGATCTCCGAGCTCGGCCTGGTCGCCAACGAGGTCGAGGTCGATGGCGAGGCCGACGAGATGATGGAGTGGTTCAGAGATCTCTTTGAGGACAAAGAGAATTGTCCTGTCTTTGAGATCAGAAAGCGCGTCGCGCTCCAGCGCGCCTGGAACAACGGCGTCACGATCTTCGAGCACGACGAGGAGTGCGACATGGAGGCCGAGTACCTCGACGTCGCCGATCACCTGGAGGGACTCGATGGCTGATAAGCGCGAGCGCAACCCCTGGAACGATCGCTACGGGGACGATGAGAACGATAAGTCGGAGAGCGAAGAACTCTCAAAGAGATCAAAGACAGCAGAGAACAGTATGATATCAAGCACGTCAGAGACAGAAGAGGCAGCTGAGAGCGGTAGTACGGTAGAGAGCGCGGAGAGAGAAGAGAGCTCAGAGGAGACGTCCGTTCGGGAGCGGAAGAACGTGAACATGTACCTGCCCGAGGGGCTCGTCGACGAACTCCAGCTGCGCTACTCTGAGCTCAATGTCGAGTGGCGACGCCAACATGGCGAAGATATGCCGAAGAACGATCAGTTCTATCCGGCGGTAGTCCGCTCGGCGCTCGAGGACACCACGATCGAGGAGGAGCTCGGGCTGGAATGACTTCTGGTTGCTGGAACGCTGTTTTTTGACAGCCGGATATCGGACCTTTCCTAACGTTCTTGTGTATGTGAAACGACCGGTCGGTCATGGCAACTTCGACACTCGATATCAACGATGTCCGACGCCGCGTCCCCACGCTTTCGCTGATCGACGATCCAGATATTTGTGAGGAAACGGCACGGCTGACTGCTGCGGCTCCAGAGTACTTCTGGCGCGTTCCAGCTTCAAAAAATAGCTTCCATCACCCGATCTGTCGGGAGGAGCACGGACTCTGGGTTCATACGCTCATGCTCTCAACGGTGATCGAACGGCTTGCAGACTCCTACGTCGAACAGGGCCGCCTCACCAGGGAAGAGATCGATTACGCACACGCGGCGGCGATCCTCCACGACCAGCGCAAGAATGGCGATCGGGCCAACCCGTCAGAGACGTCGACGTCGAATCACGACAACCAGATGGCTCTCGTAGTATACGGTTCAGGTCTCCCGGAGGCTGTCGGTGATGCTATTGCCAGTCACATGGGCCCTTGGTACGACGGACCGCAGCCGGAGTCTGATCTCGACGATCTCGTTCACACGGCTGATATGGTTGCGTCGACCGAGACGATCACGCCCGCGGTCGCGGCGCCGATCCCAGAGGAGCTCTCGCACTTCGACCTGCAGGCCGCCGATCTCGACTGACTCTGCAAATATATACAGCGAATAACGGTTTATAGAACCAGTTGCAGCGGAAACGACGGGGCGTTTTCCGCAATCCTACGGCCTGGAACTCAGGGTATCCGCGCTGGGAATCACTGGGTCCCGGCCGTCTGACTACACCGAGCGGCGCGAATCCGGTTACTTGCGGTTTACTGTGTCTTTTGCCTAAAAGACTCAGTAACTACGTACCATCCCGCTCAGAACCACAGCAGGAACTGGCCGATCGCAACGAGCCGCTGAAGAACGACTTCTACGCCGCGGCGTTCCGTCACGGCCACCAAGACGTCGAGGCGATCGCGTCGTACCTGGGTCTCGAAGCGGCCTACGACGAGTACGGCGAAATGGTCAGCTGACTCAGCAGATTCCAGCAGCTCGTCGTGGGCGAACTCGAATAGAGGTGATCTTTGGCATGGGCGTATTACTACCATTAGTTTTATTATAGTGGGTGTATTACTACCATGTAGAGGCAGACACCCTATGTCCGAACTCACTGACACCACGAACTTCGAGGTCGAGCGCGCAACGCACGAAAGCGAACTCAACATCAACGGCCCGAGCGAGATCGATGGGATGGAGGCCAACCGCTGGCAGAAGAAGGGCGACCGCCTGTACATCAACGGCCCC